ATATTAAGCAAAGATGATACTCGAAAATTTTGTTTGTGGAAACAGTTGCCTAAGAAAAGAGAATATGAAAAATTCGGAAAAACTGCAGAGACTTATGATTTTGTTGGTAGAGTACATTTAGATAGTTTGGAATTATATAGAAAATATACTTATGAGGAACGGCATAGTTACAGATTAGATGCAATCGGTGAAGCTGAGATTGGAGAGCGTAAGACAGTATATGAAGGTACATTAGATCAATTATATAATAATGATTTCCGTAAATTTATAGAATATAATAGACAAGACGTTGCATTGCTAGATAAACTTGATCGTAAATTACGTTTTATAGATTTATCAAATGAACTTGCTCATGCTAATACAGTACTGTTAAAAACAACAATGGGTGCAGTAGCAGTGACGGAGCAAGCAATTATAAATGAATCTCACTATAGAGGTTTCCAGGTTCCTAACAGGATAAAACAAGGTGACAATAACACTGCGGCTGCAGGCGCTTATGTAGCATTTCCAAAAAAAGGGGTCCACAAATGGATAGGTTCAATGGACTTGAATAGTCTATATCCAAGTGTAATTCGTGCTTTAAACATGGCGCCTGAAACAATAATAGGACAACTTAGACCAGATTCTACAGAAGAAACAATCCAGAATGCAATAACCCTTGAAAAAAAATCTTTTGCGGCAGCTTGGGAAGGAAGGTTTGGATCCTTAGAATATGAGGCAGTATTAGAGAAACGTAAAGATGTAATGATTACAGTTGATTTTGAAGGTCAACCAAGTCAAGTTATGAGTGCGGCAGAAATATATAAACTCATATATGATAGCAATATGCCTTGGATGCTTAGTGCAAACGGGACTATTTTTACTACAGAATATGAAGGCATTATTCCAGGTTTACTCAAAAGATGGTATGCAGAGCGAAAAGACTTGCAAGCAATGAAGAAGAAAGCAATTGAGGCAAATAACGATCTTGAAATTGCTTTTTGGGATAAAAGACAGCTAGTTAAAAAAATTAATTTAAATTCATTATACGGAGCTATCTTAAATCCAGGATGTAGATTTTTCGATAAGAGAATTGGACAGAGCACAACACTTACTGGTAGACAAATTGTTAAACACATGAGTGCGCAAGTAAACAAAGTAATCACTGGCAAATATGATCACACAGGTACAAGTGTAATTTACGGTGATACTGACAGTGTATATTTTTCTGCATATCCAATGTTTGCGCAAGAAATTTCAGCTGGCACTGTTCCTTGGAATAAAGAAGCAGTTATACAACTTTATGACAAAATAGCCCAAGAGGTTAATACAACGTTTGGTGATTTTATGTTCGATACTTTTCATTGTATTTCTAGTAGGGCGGAAGTTATTGCAGCAGGTAGAGAAATTATTGCTGAATCTGGCTTATATATTACAAAGAAAAGATATGCTGCCTTAGTTTATGATATGGAAGGTGATCGCAAAGACATAGATGGTAAGCCAGGAAAAGTAAAAGCTATGGGATTAGATCTACGTCGATCTGATACTCCAATTTTTATGCAGGAGTTTTTAAGTGAGTTGCTGATGATGGTACTCCAAGAAAAATCTGAAAAAGACATTCTAGATAGAATAACAGAATTTAGACAAGAATTTAAGGACCGTCCAGGTTGGGAAAAAGGATCGCCTAAACGTGCAAATAAAATTGCATATTATCAAAGCTTAGAAGAAAAGAAAGGCAAAGCAAATTTACCTGGTCATGTACGTGCAAGTATAAATTGGAACACACTAAAAAAGATGAACAGTGATAAGTATAGTATTGACATTGTTGATGGTATGAAGGTTATAGTGTGTAAACTGCGATCTAATCCATTAAATTTCACAAGTGTTGCATACCCAACAGATGAATTAAGATTGCCCGAATGGTTCAAAGATTTGCCATTTGATCATGAAGCTATGGAAACTACAATTATAGATAACAAATTAGACAATTTAATCGGAGTGCTTGATTACAATTTAGGTGATACAAAACAAGATAATAACTTTAACAGTTTTTTTGAATGGGAATAACATATGCCAACGGAATCTCCTGAACAATTAAAAAAAATAGCAGCCAATTGGGAAGACAACTTCAACGGTCACGCTGTTGAATTGAAGAAAAAAAGGTTAAAAGATTTAATTGAGTCTCCAGAATTAATGGATGCACAAATAGCGTATAAAGAAGAAACCGAACAGTATTCAACAGATAACGAGAAATGGTGGAATGAATTACCAGAAGAAGAAAGGGAAAAAGCTTTTTATGCTGTTTGCAAACGTATTTACAAGTCTGACATTGAAAAACAAGGTAGTTATAGATATGCACTTTATCAAATTTTTGGATTTGACATGAGCATGTATGGTGTTGGAATGGATTGTGGTTACATTGATATTCATAATACAATATATGGTGGAGTAGAATTAGCTAAAATGACCGATGCAAAAAAAATTATTATTAAAAATAAAAAAGATATTCAAACGATCGAACTTGATAGTTACCAAAAAATTTTTGTTAAGTTAAAAGATGATGATAATATTTTAGAAATTGATATTAAGAATCTACCAAAGACTTATGATCATACACCTTAAAAAACAGTTAAATAGTATATAAAGTGGAGAAACAATGAGAGATGTTTTATTAGATATACTAAATCACACACATGATATAACTGGTTTTGAGTTATTAAAAATTTACCATAAAAAACAAATTGTTACGGAAATTATTCCAGATCAATTTGGAAAGGTTACTGGTGTAGATAATATTACAAATCAATTCCAATCTACGCGAGAAAATATTCCTTGGTTAAAACTTGGAATGCCTATACATTTTTCAATAGTTGATTCTACATTTAACAACGCAACCAACCAAGCAGACAGTTCTACTACATTTCTAACCGACACTAGAATCGACACTACCCAAACATATTACATTACAAATATAGTTGAAAATACAAAATGCTTGAGATTTACCGTTGGTATGACAGACGCACCTGAAGACGTAGTTTTATTTCCTGCTGTAGACTTTGAATTTTTTGTTGTAAATCCACGAAGTTATTTTGTAGTTGCAGATTCTAGTATATTTAGAATAGGCGATCCTATCCTATTTGAATCTTTACCTGATTCAACCACTGCTGTAATCCAGTCAGAATTACAATTCCTTACAAGGTATTATATAAAAGAAATAGTAGATAATACAAAAATAAGAGTTACTCCTGTTTTAAACGGAGACTTTATTAGATTTGATACAGCACTTAACAATAATTTTGAAATGGTTGTAGACAAGTCTTTTGTAGAAGCAGTATCGGAAGATCAAATAGTTTACGTAGTAGCAGAAACAAAACAAAAGATAAGAGATCTAAATGGTGAATTTGCATTAGATAAATTAGATAAACTACATAATATAGTTCAAAATACTGACGAATATTTTCCTACAGGACATGGTCCGATTATACAAGCTACAAACACAGATACTAATAATGAATTTGTTACTACAAAACTAAACATCTCAAATGCAGACGGAACTTTCAAAGATGAATACGTAATAAGTGACAAATCTATATTACAAACAGAGCATCCGATGATAGATTTCAAAGGATCATTGTGGAATTTCCAGTTTACTCCTAGTGCAACTAGTATTCAACGATTTGATGACATGGCAAAAACATACAATGAATTTTTATATTATGATGTATCTACCAGCAGTATAAGTTTCAGAAACGATAACTACCCTGCTTTACCACACTATCAATTAGATTTAAAATTTGGAGAAGCTAATCCATATTTTGGCAATGTGATATTTGAACCACAAATTTATGGCACATATATTCCGCAAATTATTTATAAGTATAAATCTACAATACGCAAAGTTACAGCAGATTATCGTGGACTTATTACAAAAATGAATAAAACTGTAGAACAAATAGTAGTAAATGTAAATGATGCCCTTGATATACTTACAATTAATGACACTTCTGTTTTAAATGTAAATGATCCTGTGACTTTTGCAAACCCAGATGATTCTAGTACTGCACTTGTAAATGTAAATTTAGATGTAACAAAAACTTACTATATCAAAGAAATCATTGACTGCACAAGATTTAAAGTAAGTGAAGCAGTAAACGGCTCTGCTATAGACTTTCCGGAAGCTGATTGGACCTTTATCCTTGAGCGTGAAGTAAACATGTTTGAAATGACTTACAGTATGCCTAACAATGAAGATAGTGTAAATAAATTTTATTATGACAGTGCAGAAGACAGTGCTGGACCAATACAAATCGACTCAGAAGACAGTAGTTATGACACTACTATGCAAAATAAAAGATATTGGCTAAGGGTTGGACTTCCTATACAATTCAATCCACAACAAGACTCAGCTGGTGCATTAGCGCAATATGGTATAGATTATACAAAAACGTATTATGTCAAAGAAATATTTAATACACTAAAAAGTCCAGATAGCGCAATGACTCCTATGATTTCAAGATTTAGTATTTCTGAAACAGTAGACGGTGCTGCCTTCCAAATACCATTTAATTTTGATCATGAGCAACCAGATAGCACAAAACCACAGATGGATGATTTTTACTGTTACACAGATGTAAACGAATTTGAAATTGATGATACTAGATTTTTTGAGGTAAATGATCCAGTGCAGATAGTAGGATTTCCTGTAGACGATAGTGTAAATTCTCCTTTACAGATTAACATTGATCCAAATATATTGTATTATATAAAAGAAATAAAAGATTCAAAAAGATTTACTATATCATCCACTATAGACGGTGATGAATTCAAAATTACAGAATCAGCACTTATAGATTTCAATATCATGATTGTCCGAGAAAATAATAATAGTATTTTATTTACAAGTCATCCTAGTCTAAATGCTGATCCAACAAAAGAAAATGTGCTAACTACTGTATACGGGTCTGATTATCCAGTAATAAAAAATGTATCAACTACAGATTTCAACTATGGCAATCGACAATCACTTATTCCTGTTGAGCCCAGCATGTTTGGGCCTTTAAAAATAGGTGATACATTGTCAGATTCAACTGACAAACTACATGATGATTCAACAATACCTATACCACGTGATCCATCTGGCAATACAACATTAGACGGACAATACGTTTACGCTTTTGAGTATCTCACAAAAACCTTGGAGGATAATTTTGCATATGATACAAATCAAGCAGGTGACGAGGTTAAAATTTACGATACTGTACAAAAAGGATATTTGATGCCTGTTGGATTCCTTAGACAATCCTGGACTTATTATGTTCCACAAACCTTAGCAATCCTTACTTTGAATGATACAAAGACAATGCGTTTCAGCGATCAAGGCAAAATGATGATTACATTAGATAACTCATATGCCACTTACAATTACATTATGCCAGCCAAATTATAAAAGGACATTATGAAAGATATATTACAAGATATTGTAGCCCATACTCACGCTCTGGGCTCCTTAAATTTGCTAAAAGTCACATCTACAAGCACAGATACTACAATTGATTCTATAACTGACGATCGTAATATAATTTTATATGCAAAAACACATTCTCCTGTAAAAGAATTTACTGGTGTTTTTGGTATGGGTAATCTTGATAAGTTAAACTTACATTTAAAAAATCCAGAATACAAAGAAAATGCTACTTTGAATCTAGTTGAAGAAGATAGAAATGGAATAAAATATCCTACCTACATACACTTTGAGAATCAAACTGGTGATTTTAAAAATGATTATCGATTTGTTAATAAAGCTATTATAGAACAGAAGATTAAAAATGCTAAATTTAAGGGAGCAACTTGGGCTATTGAATTTACTCCAAGCGTTGCAAGTATTGCTAGATTAAAACTTATGAGTGCTGCGCATGCTGAAGAGCCAACATTCAATGTTTTTACACATGCAAATAACTTAATTTTTTCATTTGGAGACACTACAACACATGCTGGTCAATTTGTGTTTGAAAGCAATGTAAAAGGCACTTTGAAAAAAACTTGGATTTGGCCTATTTCGGAAATACAAAGTATCCTTAATCTTAACGGAGACATATTTATAAGTATTTCAGATCAAGGATTAATGAAAATCTCTATAGATAGCGGATTAGTGCTGTATGATTATTACGTTCCAGTCCATGTAAAATAATGCATATAATGCTTACAGGGCATTGTGGTTACATTGGAAGTGCCCTGTGTAAAAAATTAAACACACACAGCATAGTAGGATTTGATTTACTAGAAGGTCACAATTTGTTAGATATTCCTCTAAAAGAAAAGTTTGACCTTATAATTCATCTAGCTGGAAAAAGCGGTGTACGTAAAAGCATTGACAATCCTGCAGATTACTGGCATCACAATGTAGAAGTCACTAAAAGATTATTAAGTATTTACGGAAATAAGACTAGATTTTTATATGCTAGTTCTAGTTCTGCATACGAGCCTGATCTAAATCCTTATGCTGCAAGTAAACTCTGTGTCGAAGCTGCTGCATCTAGGTATGATAACACATTAGGTATGCGCTTCCATACTGTATACAATCAAAATCCAAGACATGGAATGTTTGTTCAAAAATTATTAGATAAAAAACTAGAATACACCACAAATCACTACAGAGATTTTATTCATATGGACGATCTATGTAATGCAATAATTAAATGTATCAACAGTGCTATTACTGGCATTATTGACATTGGTACGGGTACACCGATTGCAGTCCGTGATTTAGCACCGCATTTGCCTGTCCGTCTAAATACTGTTGGCGAAAGAGAAATTACTTGTGCAAACATAAAAAATCTTCGTAAATTAAACTTCACTCCAAAACACAACATAATTGATTTTTTAAAAAATTTACAATGAACTATAATCTCACAAATACACAAAATGATTATGCATATTTTTTGCCTGCAATTAGTGGCTTTTACTCTACATTTATAGGCAAACAAAGATTTGAAGAGTATGTTGTCAAAACCCGTATTCCAAAGGATTACACAAACAGTGTCGAAAGTTTAAATTATCTAAATAAACAAAAAGGTAAGTTTTATTACAAGTGGTCTTTATACTCTGCAGGACATGCCGATCTAGACATCACAAAACATATGCCTAAAGAAGATATGATAAGGAATCGTGATAGAGAAAATACATGGTTGCTAGGCGACTCAGGTGGATTTCAAATTGGAAAGGGGGTCTGGGAAGGAAATTGGAAAGATCCTGGATGTCCAAAAGCCAGCAAAAAACGTAAAGATGTACTTGCTTGGATGGACGAATATATGGATTATGGAATGATTTTAGATATTCCTGCTTGGGTATCACGAAGTGAAAGGGGACAAGCAGCTACAGGTGTTACAACATATCAAGAAGCAGTAAATGCAACCAGGATAAACAACAATTATTGGTTGCAAAACAGATCTGGCGCTTGCAAATTTTTAAATGTTTTACAAGGAGAAAATCACACTGATGCAGAAGATTGGTATCAGCAGATGAAAGATTATTGTGATCCTAAAAAGTATCCTGGTAATCATTTTAATGGTTGGAGTATGGGTGGACAAAATATGTGCGATATACACCTTGCTTTAAAAAGATTAATATCTTTAAGATTTGATAATTTATTAGAAAAAGGCATCCATGATGTGATACATTTTTTAGGGACAAGCAAATTAGAATGGGCAGTATTATTAACTGATGTACAGAGAGCCATAAGAAAATATCATAATGAAAATTTCATGGTTACGTTTGACTGTGCAAGTCCTTTCCTTGCTACTGCTAACGGACAAATTTATATACAAACAGAAACTAAAGATAGGAAAAAATGGGTCTACAGAATGGTTCCAAGTATTGATGGTTTGAAATATGCTACCGACACTCGCAATTTTAAAACTGGCGTTTTGCAAGATAATATTTTCAAAAATTTCGAAGATAGCCCTTTAACTGAAAACATTTTGATAAATGATATTTGTGTTTATGCAGAGGGTGATACAAATAAAGTAGGAGGTCCTAAAATAAAAGCAGGAAATATTGATAAAGATAAACACGGTAATCCGATATTAGATGATAACGGAAATATAATTATTAGAAAACGCGATTCAACAAGTTGGGATAGTTTTAGTTATGCTATTCAGATGGGACATAATGTATGGAGTCATATAACTGCAGTTCAAGAAGCTAATAGGCAATATGATAATAACATAATTCCTTCAATGTTGATACGAGAAGACTTTGATATAATAGCTTTTCGCGATGTAGTAAATGATATTTTTGCAACTGACGATAAACAAAAAGCAAATGATATAAACGATGATTATCAACGCTATCTTGATAGTATATTAGGTACTAGAGGACGTGTCGGCAAAAAAATGATGCATGCACATACAAAATATAATGAATTTTTTGAAGAGGTTTGATGGAAAGAGAGTATCTAAATATAGAAAAAAATAAAGAAGTCACTTTTTTTATTGGTAAAGAAGTAGAGAAAACACCAGCTTACGGCAAAACTACTCTGTTTGTGATAGGAATACAACCTATAGTAGAAATTGAAAAACATTTAAAAAATATAGATCATATCTTTTTTGGTGCAAATCACAGTTTTGATCCAACTAGTAGTGAAGAATGGACGGCTTGGGAAGAACTTATACAATATTTCTTAAACGCTGGTAAGTTTTGTAGTTTAGATATAAACATTAAACATGCAGAAGATTTCAATGAAGGCGGCTTATGTGAGTACAATAAATTTATTCCACAGATAAGGATTCCTATTCCATATATACAATTATGGAATTATAACACTATGATTAAAATTGATGATAAAAGCTATAACGTGACTAATCCTGGAGTATGGTGTCATCGATTACATAAACTAAAAGATCCAGAAGCATTTACTGGCTGGGAAAAATATACCCTTGATAAAATTATTGAATAAATATAGTTACAGGAATACATATGAATAGTAAAAGAAGTATATGGATTACATTCAGGAAAGAAGGTATTCACCAATACCCTGCGGCGCTTACAGATCCTAATCTTGCAACAAAAGACCAATACGATGTAAGTTTTTTAGGATATCCGCATAGACACATCTTCCACTTCAAGGTACAGATCGAAGTGTTCCATGATGATAGAGAAATTGAATTTATACAATTCAAACGATGGTGTGAGAACTTATACTTAAATAACACTTTACAACTTAATTATAAGAGTTGTGAAATGATTGCAGATGATTTATATGAACATATTAACAATAAATATCCAAATAGATTTGTTGTTATCGATGTTGCAGAAGACGGTGAAAATGGCTGTCAAATAATTTACAACAATTATACAGAGAAAAATTAATGGCTATTAAAGATCCACTAATTAAAAAAATATTTGATGATTTAGACGATTTTAGAGATTATTGTCGGTTTGAAGGCAAACCATTTCACGAAGCTAGCTTATATAAGAAAGGCGATCGTGTATGGGAAAGTTATCAAATATGGTGCCACAAGAAACGTAGAATACGGAGATAATAGTGTGACGATTTATATTGTTGATATCGAAGCAGTTGATACCAGATATACTAAACAATGGAAAGATTGGTTGCCTAAACAGTTTGAAAAAGCTTTAAAACTTCCAATATATACTATTTCAGGAGGAGACACTCCACAAACGACTACTCCTGGTGCATTTTTAAACTTTGGAGGTACAAATGTATACAAAAGCAAGCAACAAGAACACATAGCTAATTTGTTTTGTGAAAATAAAATACAAGACGGAGATTATTTTTTATATACAGATGCCTGGAATCCTACTGTAATACAATTAAAATACATGGCAGAATTATTGAAGATAAAGATACGAATTGGTGGCATGTGGCATGCAGGATCATATGATTCACATGATTTTCTTGGCAGGTTAATTGGAGATGCACCTTGGGCTAGGCATGCAGAACGAAGTATGTATGAATGCTACGATGATAATTTTTTTGCAACAGAATTTCATATTGATTTATTTACAAAAACATTTTGGGACGATCCACAAGATATTGATAAACAAAAACTGCATAAAATAAAACGTGTCGGATGGCCTATGGAATATCTTAAAGATAGTCTATGGGGTAATCGTCAACTAAAAAAAGAAAACATAATATTATTTCCGCATAGACTTGCACCTGAAAAACAGCATGATATATTCTTAGATTTGAAAGAATCCTTGCCGCAATATCAATTTATTACTTGTCAAGAAAAAGAATTAACAAAAAAACAATATCACGAATTACTAGGCAGATCAAAAATTGTTTTTAGTGCAAACTTACAAGAAACATTAGGAATAAGTTGGTATGAGGGCTTAATTGTAGATTGTATTCCTATGGTGCCTGATCGATTAAGCTATAAAGAGATGGCGCAAGATGATTTCAAATATCCAAGTGCTTGGACTGCAAACTTTGATGCATATAAGGAACATAAAATAAGTCTTATGGAAAGGATTTTGCACTTTATGGAAAATTATCAAACATATTTGGCACAAATAAAAGAACAACGAGAATTTATCGAAAATAAATTTTTCTCAGGTACACGTTTATACAATGCACTTAAATGATAAAACCTGTCACTATTTCTATTCCTTTAGATGATCAAGACAGCCAGATATTGACATATACAACTAGAGATAACACGAAATCTATAGATCCAAATAGTTTCCAATATACAGCTACTATTTGGGATAACACAGTTGTGTATAGCGAGTTGATAAACACAGAAGAGGTGCAAAAAATGGCTGAACAATATCCTGCTCTACAAAAAGCATATAAGAATTTTAAACAAATTTATGATATAGTGAAACATGATTACAAGCAAAACAATGTAGGCAAATAAATGGATGGAAGAATTCAAGAAATATTAGACAATGAGGCTAAACGGCAGGAGCATACTGTTGAATTAATTGCAAGTGAAAATTTTGCAAGCCAAGCTGTGATGGATTTATGTGGAAGTATTTTCACAAACAAATATGCCGAAGGCTATCCTGGACGTAGATATTACAATGGCTGCAAACACATAGATGAAATAGAAGATCTTGCCATTGAAAGAATAAGATATCTATATAATTCTGCGTATGCAAATGTACAACCTCACAGTGGAGCGAATGCGAACACAGCAGCGTATCAGGCACTGCTTCAACCTGGAGATAAAATTTTAGGAATGGATCTAGCAAGTGGCGGTCATCTCAGTCATGGAGCAAAAGTAAATATCAGTGGCAAAGTTTATAAATCTTTTTCATATGGAGTAGATGATAAAGGATGGTTAGACTATGGGAAGATAAATGAAATAGCAGAAATTGTTAAACCTAATCTTATTGTCGCAGGAGCTAGTAGCTATCCTAGACGTATTAACTGGGCAGAGTTACGTGATATAGCAGATTATCATAAATGTTTATTGATGGCAGACATTGCACATTACAGTGGACTAATAGCGGCTGGAGAATATCCTAATCCAGTTGAATATGCTGATGTCGTGACAAGTACTACGCATAAAACGTTGCGTGGACCAAGAGGTGGTTTTATACTTTGGAACAATGATGCATATACTAAAAAAATAAATAGTGCAATATTTCCTGGCACACAAGGTGGACCATTAATGAATATAATAGCAGCAAAAGCCCAAGCTTTTACAGAAGCACATCAGGATGACTTTAAAGAATACATTAAAAAGGTCATTAAGCATGCAAAAATAATGGCTGATGTTTTCATAGCTCATGGTTTTAAAGTTCAGACTGCAGGCACAGACAGTCATTTAGTAGTCGTAAATTTAGTTGACAAGAAATATTCAGGTAAAGAAGCAGCTGATTTATTAGAACAAAACAACATAACACTTAACAAAAATGGAGTACCTAATGACCCTAGAAATTTTATCCAGACAAGTGGAATAAGAATTGGCACTGCAGCAGAAACTACAAGAGGGCATGATGAATTATGGTTTAAACAATTAGCCATAAAAATTTGTAACATTCTATCTTAAAATCAAATGACAAATAAAAAAATTTATACTTGGCAAGACATTGAAAAAATGTGTGTTCATATCACATGTGAAATGTATTCTGATGGTTGGTTTCCAAACTATGTTGTAGGAATAACTAGAGGTGGAAATGTACCTGCAACAATAATAGCAAACATGCTATCAATTCCAGCAGACTCAATAAGTGTTAGTTTCCGAGATAACGGCATACTCACGGAGTCAAATTGTGTTATGGCGGAAGATGCATTTGGATATACTGTGCTACCGCGAGAAGGTTATTACCTTAGCAGTAATGGTAGTGATCCAGATAGACGTAAAAATATTTTAATTATAGATGATATAAATGATACTGGAAGAACGTTTCAATGGATAATGAAAGATTGGCAACAATCTTGCATGCCCGAAGATACAGCTTGGAAAGATATCTGGACCTATAATGTGCGATTTGCTGCACTGACAGAAAATTTATCTAGTGAGTTTGAACATGTGACATACTACTGTGATACTGTTAACAAAGCAGAAGATGATGTTTGGTTAGTATACCCTTGGGAAAATGTAGGTGTATATGATAGATGAACTAATGGTGCAACAACAAGTTGCAAACAAATGGCAGCATATGGTAGGTGTTATATGTCTAAATCTTACTAACAGACGACAGGTTAAGAAGATTTTGCCCAAATTTTTTGCAAACTGGGATACAGCAGAAAAGTTTTTAAATGCAAATTACGATGAAGTAAAAAATACTATTAGTAGTTTAGGTATGTCCAATGTAAGAACAAAAAGATTATTCCAAATGTCTAAAGATTTCTTAACATGGGATCAAATAGATGCGCAAAAATTACATGGTATAGGCAAGTACGGTAGCGACAGTTATGAAATTTTTTATAATAATGTTGTTCCTAACAATGTACAAGATAAAGAATTATTGAAATATATTGCAAATGTTACTACACATTCCAGTACATGATCTAGTTCCAGAAATATCAGATAGTCCTCAGTTAGTGTCAATGTTAAGACAAGTTGGTATTGATTATGCAACAAACACAATTGATGCTGTATTGCATGATACTTATATGAGCATATTCTATTTTGCAGATTATGATATGAAATTGCAAAATAGATGGGTAACATATTGTATCAATTGGGGCGAAGCAGGAATAACACTTGTGCTAACTAGCACGAAAGACGTTACAGACCGCATTACCTATCAAGAGAAATCCAGTTTTTATTAAAAATTTATTAATTTTTCTTGACAAATTTTCTAAATACATATACAATATAAACACTAGACATCCTCGTCTATAACTCGGAGCAATTAATGATTAGTGATCAGATAAAAAACAGGATCAAGCAAGCTGGCGCTCGATTCCATAGTAATGACAACATAAGTGAATACATCAACCCTGGCGAACTTGAACTACTTCAAGATGAAGTTCAGATTAAACTACAGAATGTTTTAGATAGTTTAGTTATTGATACTAGTAACGACCATAATACTAACGAAACTGCAAAACGTGTCGCTAAAATGTATGTACAGGAAATTTTTGGCGGTAGATACAAACCCTTGCCAAAAATTACAGCTTTTCCTAACATGGGTTATAAGAGTTTGTATACAAGCGGTCCTATCAGTATACGAAGTACTTGTGCACATCACTTTCAAAATATTGTTGGCAAATGTTGGATTGGTATAATACCAGAGCAAGAAGTAATTGGATTAAGCAAATTTAACAGATTAGTTCATCATATTGCAGAACGCCCACAAATACAAGAAGAAATGACCACACAGATTGCCATGGCTTTAACAGAATATGCAAAAACTCCAAACGTTGCTGTGGTAGTAAAAGCCGAACATCACTGCATGACGCATAGAGGTGTTCGTGAACACGAAAGCGATATGACAACTGCTATCATGCTTGGAGCTTTTAATAAAGATTCTGCACTTAAACAGGAGTTTTATGATATATGCCTAAGCATGAAGGGTCATAAATGAAAACGTTACGCTATTCTGAAGCATTTTACAGTGTGCAAGGAGAGGGTAATTTCATTGGTACTCCAAGTGTTTTCTTACGAAGCTTTGGTTGTAATTTAAGATGCCAAGGATTTGGTTTGACACGTGGTACTCCTAAGAAAAAAATGAGTGACGAAGTTGTTGCATTATTAGATAATGGTGTGCTTGATAGGGTCAGTAAATTTGAGGATTTGCCTATGGTGAGAACAGGATGTGATACATATGCAAGTATATATCCTGAATTTAAAAAATACATGATGGACAGATCTGTAGATCAAGTAGTAGAACACATACTCAGTCTTACACCAGAAAATAAATGGCAAATGGATAATGGTCAAGATATACATTTCATTCTAACCGGAGGAGAGCCATTATTATGGCAACGTTTTTGGCTTAATCTTTTCGAACATCCTAGGATGCAGGATTTACGAAATCTTACAGTAGAAACCAACACTACACAGCAATTACAACCACAATTTGCAGAATATCTTTCTACACAGGATAGATTCCAAGTAACTTGGGCATGCAGTCCTAAACTTACAGTATCTGCAGAACTGTGGAAAAATGCTATACGTCCAGAAATAGCACGGTCTTATCTTGACATAGATAAAAGTAAAATGTATTTAAAATTTGTAGTTGCCGACGATGTCGATATTGATGATGTGCATAAGGCTGTGAAAGAATTTTCAGATGGAGGAGTAGATGTGCCTGTATACGTAATGCCTGTCGGAGGATGTAAAGAAGAATATGGTGAAAATAAAGTGAACGTAGCTGAACTAGCATTAGCAAAAGGTTGGAGATACAGTCCTAGATTACAAGTAGAATTATTTGGTAACAGTTGGGGAACATAATGAGGAATATATTTAAGAAAAACAAAAAAGAAGTAGCACAGACACCAGAAGAACAAAGACGTGCTATTTTACAAAAAGAAAAAGATCAAGCTACAAAACGCAAGGAACCTTGGGTTGCAGTATTAGATACTCAGATTAATCCTGATAACATACGACATGGATTTTTTGAATTAGATTGGAATAATGAATTTATTGAGCAATTATTAGATGCAGGATACAAGGGCGAAACAAATGAACAGATAGTAGATTCTTGGTTCAAAACAATTGCAAAGCAAATTCTAGAAGATGAAGGTATGGATAATACCAGGCAGGCCGGTAGTATAAACATAAATCGTTAAAGGTAATATGAGTCAATATATTCTTGTAGACACTGCAAATACATTTTTTAGAGCAAGGCATGTGGTTAGAGGTGATGTGACCACTAAAGTAGGAATGGCACTACATGTAACATTAGCAAGTATTATGAAAGCATGGAAAGATTTCAATGCCGATCATGTAGTTTTCTGTTTAGAAGGCAGGAGTTGGCGGAAAGACGTGTATAAACCATACAAGCGAAATAGGCAGGAAACTCGTGATGCATTAACTCCTCGAGAATTAGAAGAAGACAAAGTATTTTGGGAAACGTTTGATTCATTTAATGAATTTATACGTGAAAAAACAAATTGTTCTGTCCTACAGCATAAACAACTTGAAGCAGATGATCTTATCGCAGGCTGGATTCAAAATCATCCCGAAGACCAACATGTAATATTATCTACTGACGGCGATTTTGCGCAGCTTCTTGCTCCAAATGTAAAACAATACAACGGTGTATCTAACACAACTATAACTTTAGACGGCTATTTCAATGACAAAAACAAACTTGTCACTGATAAAAAAACTGGAGAACCTAAAGAATTCCCAGATCCACAATGGTTATTATTTGAAAAATGCATGCGAGGCGATACTAGTGATAATGTTTTCAGTGCTTATCCAGGAGTCCGCAAGAAAGGTACAAAGAATAAAGTTGGATTATTAGAAGCATTTACTGATAAAAAAGACAAAGGTTTCAACTGGAATAATTTAATGTTACAGCGTTGGGTTGACCATAACGGTGTTGAACATCGAGTTATTGATGATTATAACCGGAATGTTATGTTATGTGATTTGACTGCACAGCCGCAAGAAATACGTAAGATAATAGATGAAATTGTTACTAATACAGAATCAAAACAGGTTTCCCAAGTTGGTGTAAAATTTATGAAATTTTGTGCCAAGTGGGATTTACAACGTGTACTAGAACAATCAAATAAATATGCAGATTTACTTAATTCTAATTATAAAAAGGCACAATGACTGTTACTGCTAAAGAAATCATTAAAGATAAATTTTGGATTGTAGAAAATAACGGCGAGAAGATAGCAACATTATCATTAAATGATAACAAATATATGTTTAGTGATAGTAAAGGCACAAAATTCTATAACGACGAACAAAATCTCACAAAGGAAATTGGTACTCCTATATCTTGGAGCAAATTATCAATAACAGAAATTCCTAAATTTGAAATTTACAATTATCCTACAAGTTGTGCACCACATAACATACTGTATGACGTTAAAAAATCATTACCACTATTCACAAAAAGTATTAAATCAAAAAGTTTATATTGTGCAGGATACTATATAATCCACTTTGATAAAGGTTGGGTAAAAAGTTTTTGCCCCAAATTAATGACGATAGAAGGATACCAATATCAAGGACCATTTAAAAGTAAAATAGAAATGAAAAACGCTTTAGGACAGCAGAATGGAAAAAATAGAACCAATTAATACAACAGCTTTACAAACGTTTTTTAAACTTGTGAAGAGTGCAGATACAAGCCAAGCAAAAGAGATTAGAATGACACTAGCAGACGCAAAGAAATTATCTTATACCCTATCTCAAATGTTACTTAGGCACAGTAGTAATCTTGAATCTTTATTTCAAAACCAAGTACAATCAACAGAAGAAGTTATCTCAGTGAATGTTGATGGTGGCAAAGGTTGGTAAATATAGTGTTATAGAGCATAAAATGAGTAGACCAAAACCAACCATATTGCGTGAATATATTAACGACACCACACATAGATATGAACAAATCTTATCTGCTGAATCTACATGGATTGTTTTATACAAAAATCGTCCATTTAATTTAAAAAGTGGTAATTATCATAGTTCAACTCCTGGCCCGAAATACAAGAAAACATCTTTTTGCAATCCTGGACATGCGCACAATCTAGCAGAAAGGTTAAACACACAATTTAATTGCAATGATTTTACTGTTATAAACATCACATGAATTGGAAAGAAACTTATACGAAGATTTTTCTAAAACAAAGTAATATTCCTGTATCAGCAGTGAGCCTTAGGCAATATCTGCCTTTGTGGTGGCAAAATACCAGGACAAAATCACAAGGGGGTCTACGCTTAACATACAAAGGTTTTGAACATTTAAAAAATGTTGTGAATTTAAAATTTTATCAAGTGCCTTTACCTGACGATCAATCTATTGCTACACAAACTATTTTATTTTTAGATAAATTTATTACTTGTCCTTATTTTTTGAATCAACACAGTATATTTGTCACAGAAGAAAAGAAAGCAATAGAGTTACATTTGTTTTCTGGTGATTTGCATAAGTATGGATTAGTAAAAGCAATGTCACGCTACAATAAAGAAGAAAATGGAATTAAAATACGGACTTAACCCTAATCAAAAATCTGCATTCATAGAATCAGTAACAGATGAATTACCTTTTAAATTACTAAACGGAAAACCTGGATACATAAATTTACTTGATGCACTAAACAGTTGGCAATTGGTAAAAGAAGCTGATGAAGTTTTGTGTAAGCCAGCAGCAGCTAGTTTCAAACATGTAAGTCCTGCAGGTGCGGCTGTAGGTAATTCTCCATTACATGCTTATAGAAAAGCAAGATTAACTGATCCAGTAAGTAGCTTTGGCGATTTTATTGCGTTGAGTAGATTAGTAGATAAAGACTGTGCCGAATATATTAAAACCATAGTCAGTGACGGTATAATCTCCCCAGGATATACATCAGATGCTGTGGAGATTTTATCTGCCAAGAAAAAAGGAAATTTTATAGTTTTACAAATGGATAAAGACTATGTACCTCCCAACACTGAAAGTAGAGAAATATATGGTGTTAAATTAACACAATCTCGTAACGACACAGTTCTCAACAAAGAAAATTTATTGCATACAGTGGTTACTGATGCGACAGAGGTACCAGATTCAGTAGTTGAAGACTTATTACTTGCCAGTATAACACTTAAATATACACAATCTAACAGCATAGGATATGCTCAAAATGGTATGATGTTAGGAATAGGTGCAGGACAGCAGAGTAGGATAGATTGCACGAGATTAGCCGGCAAGAAGACTTGGCATAATAGAACGTTGTTGAGCAACCTATCACTTGCATCAGACGCATTTTTTCCGTTCAGAGACAACATTGATGTTGCAGGTAGCTATGGTGTTAAATACATTGTACAAGCTGGTGGATCAATACGCGATCAAGAAGTAATAGATGCTGCTAATGCCTACAATATGGTTATGTTTTTCAGTAATATAAGATTATTCCATCACTAAACCAATGCTTATTACTACAAAAGAAATACCAATAACAACTTTTGCAAATTACAAAAGGTTATTCACATACGGTTGCAGTATGACCGGACATGATTGGCCTACGTGGGCAGACATACTAGGACAAGAAATTCCGCTATACCAAAATTATGGATTACCAGGATCTGGAAATCAATTAATAAGTACACGTTTCGTTCAAAGTATTGTAACCGAAAACCTAAACAACAATGATTTCCACAGTAATGATATGATATTAATCATGTTTTCAACCACATGGCGTGAAGATAGATATATTAATAACCACTGGCGTGTAAATGGTAATTTAGCTAATGCTCAACATTCTAAGTATTATAAGATGTGGAAAGAGAATAAGGAGTGGTTTAATGAATCACACTGTAGATATAGAGATTTAATTTATATGTATAGTATAAAAGAAATGTTAATAAATAGAGACTGTTTATCTTACTTATGCACTATGAGTGATGAATTACAGGATCAATATAAACTCTCTGATGAAATTGAAAAACTTACACAATATATTTTGCCTTTTTTAGGATATGATATGTTGAACAAAGGATGTAATGGACATTTTCCTAAATATTCTCACATGCCGTCAGAATATCATCCAAGTCCAGCACAACATTTTACTTTTCTAAAAAATTTATTTCCAAATATTACGTGGAAAAAAAACACAGAAAATTTTGTTAAATTTTGGGAAAAAAGAGTGCAAACAAATTCAATAAAAATTATACAAAAAAAATGGAGTGAATTTAAACATGCTAATAGCACCAAGTATCCTATCGGCTGATTTCAGCAAACTAGGACAAGAAATTAAAGATGTAGATAAAGCCGGGGCGGACTGGATACATATTGATGTAATGGATGGCCATTATGTGCCTAATCTTACAATAGGTCCGATGGTGATAGATAGTATAAGTTCAAGTACATCGAAACCGTTTGATGTGCATCTAATGATTGATCCATATATGCCATACTTAGAAGATTATGCCAAAGCAGGAGCTAATCATATCACCATACATGCTGAAGCTGGCAAACATCTGCACAGTGGTATACAAAAAATTAAAAGCCTAGGCAAGAAAGCAGGAGTAAGTTTGAATCCAGGTACTCCAGAATCCGTTTTAGAATATGTCATACAAGATATTGATATTGTACTAGTGATGACTGTTAATCCAGGTTTCGGCGGACAGGTGTTCATAGCTAATCAAGTGGACAAAATTAAAAGAATCAAACAGATGATACAAGGAACCGATGTAAAGATTGTGGTAGACGGTGGTATAAATTCAAACAATATCAATAAGATACACACTGCTGGTGCAGATGTAGCTGTGGCAGGTAGCTCAGTGTTTCGAGGTAGCTCAGCTTCCTGTTACAAAGCTAATATAAATAGTTTACGGAAAATGTGTGCTTAACATTTTTCCAATAGTTGATTCTTCAACTCTGTTACCGTGGCAATTAGAACCTCTCGACTACACAGATTATCTATTTATAGCTTTAGAGCCAACATGGTCAAATCAACAGAGAATTGCTATAAAAAAAAATGGTGGGCTAGATCAATTCAAATATATTTTTTTTGTTGACATTTACTTTGTAGGCGACAACTGCCATACACCAAAATGGCATGAAAAGATACAGAAAGAATTTTATCCATGGATACCTAATTTCCCATCTACTATCCATACTAACATGGCTAATCCTGTAGGATATTATGATTTCTTATTCAACCGTCAAAAAGCTTTTTTTACTGACTATTATACCCTGTGGAAAACAATTTGGACAAGTAACTCTAATAAGCGTACATTTCAACTAACAGATTTACCAAAAAATAAAGATAAAAACTGCATACCTTTTATATATCCAGCACGAATATATTTAAACAATCCTGGTACAAGGATCGAATACCGCAAAAAATTAAGAAAATTTTTACTTAGAAATAAGATTAAACATTTGTTTTCCCCGCTAAAACCTGAATATGGTAAGTACATAAGCGAGACTAAGAGTAACCACTCTCCTTGGTTACCTATTGCTAATGATATTTACAATTCTACATATGCATCTATATATGTTGAAAGTCTTACAGGGCCATATCAAAAATACGCTCCCGAATGTCGCTCAATTACAGAAAAAACTTGGGACCCAATAATTAAAGGTCATTTCATACTTCCGTTTTCTTATTTAGGTATCATATCTGATCTAAAAAACTATTATGGTATTTGTTTTCCTGACGAGATAGATTACACTTATGATACAATTCCCGATCTGAAAGGTAGATTCAAAGAATTTTGTAAAGAAATTAAAAGGTTGAACGATATCGATTGGCAATCATGCTATAGAAAAAATCGAGACATGTTGATACATAATAGATCTATCTTTTTTGATCGTCCGTATAGCAAATTGCCAATAAAAAGCTTGACCTCTTGATACAATGATGCTATAATAACAGTAGTTATTTGGTTTTCACATCAACCCACAAGGAATATCATGGACACCACACGTACTATCAGCCCAAACAAAGCAAAATCACGTATACAACATGCAATTAACAAGAAGCGTCCTATCTTTATTTGGGGTCCTCCGGGCATTGGTAAATCCGACATTGTGCACCAAATCGGAGCATTAATTAATGCTCGTGTTATTGATGTTCGGTTGAGTCTGTGGGAGCCAACAGATATCAAAGGTATTCCGTATTACAGTGCAGAAGATAACAAAATGGCTTGGGCTCCGCCAGTAGAATTGCCAGATGAAGAGAGTGCTAAGGATGACGAAGCTATTATACTTTTCCTTGATGAGATGAACAGTGCTGCTCCTGCAGTACAGGCAGCAGCATATCAGTTGATATTGAATCGCAGAGTTGGTATGTATACACTACCTGACAATGTTTATATTGTCGCAGCAGGTAATAGAGAGGCCGACAAAGGTGTTACATATCGTATGCCTGCTCCTCTTGCTAATCGATTTGTACACTTAGAACTTGCTGTAAATTTTGATGATTGGTTTGATTGGGCTGTTGATAATAAGATTAACAAGGATGTAGTTGGTTTCCTGCAGTTTAGCAAAGCCGATTTATATGATTTTGATCCTAAGAGTCCTAATCGCTCATTTGCAACTCCTCGTTCGTGGAGTTTTGTAAGCGAGTTACTTGATGACGGATTAGACGAAGACACTACTACTGATCTTGTGTCAGGTTGTGTGGGCGAAGGATTGGCTATTAAATTTGTTGCACATAGAAAAGTTGCTTCACAAATGCCTGATCCTATGGCAGTCCTTGAAGGGAAGATTACAGAGTGTGCAATTAAGGAGATAAGTGCTATGTATTCACTTACAATCGCCCTGTGTTATGAATTGAAAGAACTATGCGAGAAAGGTGACAAAGATTTCCATAATAAAGTTGACAAGTTTCTTCGCTTTATGATGGATAATTTTAGCACTGAACTTGTGGTAATGGGTGTAAAACTTGCCCTTACACAATATGCATTGCCGATCGATCCAGATGATATTGATTGCTTTGATGAATTCCATGAGCGTTTTGGACGATACATTACTAAAGCACACGAAGCATAAGGATATTATATATGTCACTTTCAGGTAAAAACACAGGCTTTGAACCAAAAGATTTATCAGCAGATGAACTTGCGGTTATGGATAAAGAAGTAATGGACAAGATTATTGTTGCTAGAGTGGGATTATTGCTAAGGCATCCTTTCTTTGGCAACATGGCAACTCGATTGCAGATTAAGAATTGTAATAGTTGGTGTCCTACCGCAGCTACTGATGGAAGAAATCTTTACTATAATACTCAGTTCTTTAATATCCTTAGTGAGAAACAGATTGAGTTTGTAATTGCACACGAAATACTTCATTGTGTGTTTGATCATATTTCGCGACGAGAAGACCGTAATCCAATGCTGTATAATATTGCAAGTGACTATATAGTCAATAATTTATTAATTCGTGACGGCATTGGTGAGAAAGTAAAGCAAATTCCTATTTTTTCAGATTTCAAGTATGATGGCTGGACTTCTGAAGAAGTATATGATGATCTTAAAACAAAAGCCGAACAAAAAGGAGAAGAATATCTAGAACAACTAGGTGAACTGCTTGACGATCATGTTGACTGGGAAGCTAATGCTGGTATGCCTAGTGCAGCAGGTGACGAGGATAGTGATAGTGAGGAAACAGGAACTCCTCCAAAAATCAGCAAAGATGAAATAAAAAAAATCCGTGATGAAGTAAAAGAAGCTGTAATGCAGGCAGCTCAGGCTGCAGGAGCTGGTAATGTGCCAAATGAGATACAGCGGATGATCAATAATCTTACTGATCCTAAAATGAACTGGAAGGAAATTTTACATTCTCAGATCCAATCAACTGTACGTAATGACTATACATTTAGTAGGCCTAGTAGGAAAGGGTGGCATACAGGAGCAGTGTTACCTGGAATGAACTTTGATGAAAGTATAGATATTGTAGTAAGCTTTGACATGAGTGGCAGTATAAGTGACGATCAAGCAAGAGATTTCCTTAGCGAAGTAAAAGGCATTGTTAGTCAATACAAAGAGTTTAAGATAAAAATATGGTGCTTTGATACAGATGTGTATAATGAACAAGACTTTGCAAGTGATATGGGCGACGATATCACTACATATCAACCAGTGGGAGGAGGTGGCACAGAGTTTGATTGCAATTGGAGATACATGAAAGATAACGACATTCAGCCTAAGAAGTTCATTATGTTTACAGATGGTTATCCTTGGAGCTCTTGGGGAGATGATTCATACTGTGATACTATTTTTGTTATACACGGGTATCATGATAAAAACTTTGAGGCTCCATTTGGTATTACAACACACTATGAATAGAATTAGAAAACCAAATGCATTAAATTTATTTGAATTAAGGACTCCGCAAAGTCCACCATTGCATTTTGAATATATACTAATCTCTCAGAGATATAATCTTGAAAACACTATTGCTAAATGGATCGATGATAATTTAAAAGGTCGATTTTATATCGGCAAAACCGTGTGTATAAAACATGATAAACTTGTGGAATCGCTAAAAGTTGGTTTTGAACAACCAAAAGAATTGTCATATTTCACATTAGCTTGTCCATATTTAAAATATGATTAAATAATTTACATTTTATGAAAGGAGAACTTTATGGCAAAAGAAGAACTTAAAAAAGACAGTGCATTACCAACAGAAGAAACTGCTCCCCAAGAAGAAGGAATAGAACTTACTGTAAATGATCTAAGTGCATTGAAACAAATTATAGATGTTGCTAGTAGTAGAGGAGCATTTAAACCAAACGAAATGACTGTGATTGGCAATACTTATACAAAACTAGAATCGTTTTTAACTGCAGTACAACAACAAGGCGCAGGTACACAAAATGTATAAACATGTAGGAAGAATCAAAGGCACTACTAAGAAAGTTGTAGTTGCATATAGAACACTACCAAATGATGCAACATCATGCTTAGTAGTCAAAACAGAATCGCTAGATGCAGCAGAGCATGATTCATTAATCAATCTTGTTGAAAGTAATGTTGGTCAAACTGCCGAAGAATTTGCTGATGCGATGAATAGATCATTGCTAACTGACGGACGTAACATGCTGCATAGATTTCACGCAACTGGTAAATTAGAAAAAATATCAACTAGTCATATTGAAATGACGCCAGATGTAAAATCTATACTAGCTTTAGATAAACTGAACGAAATACTTGCTAAACAGAAAGGAGTGAGTGTAGAAGATCTTGCAGTTAAAAATCCAAATGCTGTGAAACAAGATGAACCAACTGTTACACAAAAACAAGAAGCTTTGTCAGATGACGATATTGCAGCACAATACAGATCGCAAGCAGACACAATGTTTAAAGAAGCAAAACGTTTGAGAGAACAAGCAGAAGAGTTAAGTCCTACAAAAAAGAAACAAAAAAATACAGATGAGGTCAAAGCATAAAAAATTGCCAGATGATATTGTAAATCATTGGCCAGAAATTTTTGCTGATATAGATTTTGGCGTAATACCCATAAATTATTTAAATGCAGTACGAGTATCTTTCCACGATGGCAAAATATGGAACATAGATATCGGCGAAAGTGCAACAAAAGATGATCCGGAAGAAATAGAAAAAAATTTATTAAAATTATTTCTTGAACATCAAGAAGATATCCAGCATATTGATTTTCGCTTAGATGCTGCAAAAATTAAAGCTGATATACAGAAGAAGACAACAGCTTTTATGAAGAAACCTAAGTAATTGACCTTGATGTCATAAATACTTAAAAAGCTATTAGGAGCAAATTAGATATGGCATTAAAACTTAGACGCGGTACAAATGCGCAAAGATTAGGAATAACTTTCGCCGAAGGCGAGTTAGTATATATAACCGATAGCAAAAAACTATACATTGGAGATGGTGCATCGCAAGGTGGTAATCTTGTGAGCGGTATGAACAATCTCCTTGAAGATCAAACTCCGCAATTAGGTGGCAATTTAGATCTCAACGGAAACAACATCATAGGTACTGGTAATGTAAATATTACAGGCAGTCTAACTGTGGCTACTGGTTTCCTTGCTGTAGACACAAAAGGTTCAGTCTTTGCAAATGACAGTGGATTATTAGTTGATGGAATTGCCGGCAAGCACGTACTTTCGAATAATGCACTAGGTGATATAGGCAATGTTGCGGCCACTGCACCAACAGACGGTCAGGTTTTAAAATGGAATAACAGCGCAAGCCAATGGCAGCCGCAAGCAGACAGCACTGGCACACAACTGCTTAACACCTTGACAGATGTAAATGCTGGTTCACCACAAAATCTACAAGCCTTGGTATGGGATAGCGGAACAAACAAATGGATCGCAGGCGATGTTGTGCAACAAGGTGAATTCCTAGATGGTGATTTTAGAGGGTCGGTATTCGGTGACGATAGTACTTTAATTGTAGACGGTCTACGCAACACTATCACAGCTAGTAAAATCACAGTAACCGAAATTGCATCCACTACTGAAGCAACTAATTTTAAATCTACTCAATCTGGACATAGGCATATAAACATTACTTCTATAGACTCTGGTACTGATAATAACCATGAACCAGTTATAAATTGTTTTCGAGAATCACCAGATCCGACTACTAGAGTTAGCCATGTACACGGTGGTATAACATTTAAAGCAATTAATGCAAGTAGTCAAGCAATCTCTAATTATGGTTATGTGCTAGGTACTGGAAAGAGAATTGTCTTCTCAAGTAATGAAAACGGTGTATTTGACAATGAACATTCAATGGCATTTGAGGAGAAGAAATTTGGTGTTGGTACTAGACATCCGTCTTATACATTAGATATACAAGGTGAAGGTGTATTTACTAATTATCTACGTCCTGGAGTATTTACTAACGCTACTACACGTGATGCTGCAATAACAACACCTATAGAAGGGGCAATGGTGTTTTTACAGGATACAAAAAAGATGCAGGTGTATGTGCTTGATACAGGACTTGCAGGTGGTGGTAGTGCCAACACGACAGCCGGATGGCATAACATGTATTAATATGCAATACATTATATTTGTATTACAAATCATTGCATATCTTTCACTTTTACCATTATTCTTGATAAATGATATACATCATTACATTTTAGCAATACTAATATATTTTTTCATGAATGCAATAGGTATGTCTATGACCTATCATAGATTGCTTAGCCATCGTTCCTTTACATGTAATAAACTAATAGAATATATAGGCACTACATTAGGTGGATTAGCATTAACTGGAAGTGCTATTACCTGGGTAGCTATGCATAGACAGCATCATAAATATTCTGATTCTGCAAAAGATCCTCACAGTCCTGATAATTTGGGATGGGTTAGAGTGCAATTTAAAACAGCATTTTCTAAAATAAATGGAAAAAATGCCGTCGATTTGATGAGAAATAAATTTTACATATTTCAACATAGGTATTACTTTGGTATTATAATAGCGTATGCCACGTTATTAGCTTTTTTGAATCCATTATATGTAATCAGTGCTTTTTTAGCTCCAGCAGGTCTCACTTTATTTTTTGGAACATTAGTATTAAGTTCATGTCATAAAGACTATAAACCTAGAACTATTCCTTTTTTGGCTATTGTTACGTTTGGTGAATCATATCATTTAGAACATCATAAAGATGCTAGAATATTTAGACTACATAAATATGATATCACTGGATGGATTATAGAAAAGTTTATACATGATAAGACCACAATACTGGGCAAAGTCAATTAGCTCAGTACCTTTTATATACTGGAATTGTAAATGCAAAAATGGCGAAGTCGTTGGAACTTACCAGTTATTCAACGATTGGATAATGTCAGAGTTGACATCGACAAACTCAGAAGAGACTCAGAAGAATTTTCCAAAGGAAAAACTTGGGATGGGTTAGGCAGTGAATATGCATCACTTTGTGAGACACATACACGGCTACCTAAAATGTTTTTTAAAGAAGAAGAATTAGATAACGTAGATTGTGTATGCGACTTAAATTGGAAGAAAACTAGTTACCAGCAATTATCACTCACAGAATTTGACGAATCATATACACTAGATCAACGAAAAGAAAAAAGTAACTCTGTATGGGATCACAGAATTGCCAAAAAGAATAAAGAAGCAGATGAGCGTTGGTTTAGAAAAATAAAAAACGATGTGCCAGACTCATTTAGAGATTTATTCAAATTGTTTGATGACAAAGTTCATAGAACACGTTTTGCAAAATTATCACCTCATTCTGAAGTAAAGCCGCACATTGATTATGATACATTATATGGTGTACGCTTACACATTGCTTTTGAAACTAATAATGATTGTGTAAATGGTGGTTGGGATAAATATGGATTAGAAACTAAAATAAATATCCCTGTAGATGGCAGTATTTGGTTTATAAATCCTGGAGTAAAACATTATGCTATAAATGGCGGGGACACAGAACGGAATCATTTAATTTTAAGTTTAGACAGTCAAGAATGCTTATCACAAAACTCTTTATAGCGTGCCATCATATTCTATTTCTATATGGCTTCTACCTAATTGGATCTTATCAACTTTTGTTTTTTATTATGTCTGGTATATTTTTTATAAGAGTAATATCAGAAGAAATAATGCACAAAGGATTAAGTCATCAATTGTACAAACCTAATAACAAGTTTGATATCATTTGGAATTTATGTTCAGTACTACTATGCCAAGGTTCGGCTGTTGGTTGGTGCAACATACATCGGCAACATCATACTTACACAGACACAGAAAGAGATCCACAGAGTGTAGACCATAATGTATTATTAAAAGTTTATCTTGGTTTATTTAAGTCAAGTCCAAAAAATAAAATTATGGTAAAAGATTTGATAAGAAGAAAAGGCTTTAGTTGGACACACAAACATTATAACGAACTGCATATTTTATTATGTGTCATTGCTTACACTATCAATCCTTACTTATTACTAAGCATTATAAGTCCGGGAATAATATTTGCATTCCATGGGGCAGGTTTAATTAATGGATTTTCACATGCCAATAAGAGACCAGTAAATAACATATTTTTAAGTTACTTTATCACTTTTAGCAGAGAACTTCATTTAGATCATCACACAAATCCACTCTCAAAAAAATATTCATTATTTAATATTTCATAATATCTGAGAACACATTATAATTTTTGTATTCATCAGGTATTCCATTCCAACTTATTGGATCATGCGTAACCCCTTTAAATATCAATTTGTCAGAATCCATTTGAAACATTAAATTAATTCTATCAACATCTGAATAATGAAATGCTCTATGGTAAGTGCCAATATTTACAAAGTAGGCATAACCTGCATAAAGTCTATATAAACTATTCTTACCTGCTTCATAAAATACAATATGAACTGATTCATTTAATGGAACCATACATCTAAAGCCGTGCAGTGTATATCTATCGTGATCAATATGATATTTTGTATTCCAACCTAAATAAGCAGTTGCATATTGATGCCTAAAGCATCCTACACTAAAATTTTCAAAAAACTCTCTTGTAACAGGTTGTATTATATCTAGCAAATCATTAGTGCCTTCTTTGCGCAATCCATAACCTTGATAGTGACCTTTTTTAAATCCTACCTCTTTTAAAACTGTCCATATATCATCTGATTCTAAATTATCCGGTAAAACTTGGATTCTTTTTTTAACATAATTCCGTCCAATTTGCTCAATATGATATAATGCTTCGGTGTGCAATTGCGGAACACAATCAACTTCATTTAATCTGACAACATTAGGATAATTTTTTGGAAATCCTAAATTAGTTGTTACTGGCATAGATTCGTACGAACCATATCCAAAAATATCATTTTTTACTAGTTTATCCTGTAATTGCATAATCTTTAAATTTTTCTTGGGACTTACGTATTAATGCATTATGCTTGTCATTATAAAGTCCAAATATACTTATTATTAATTTTTTAGGATCACTAAGTGTTGCACCATGCTTAACTTGTGATTCTTTAATAGCAAATATCTTATTTTTATTTGGTAATTTTATATATTGTTTTGGTTCTACATAAAAGCTATCGAACGAGTTAGAAATAACAAGCCATTTATAACACATTTGATTTGGTATGCTATTTTCATACTCATGAACATCATAGTGTAACGGCACATCTTTAATTTGTCTTAGAATATTTACATGAGTGATTTTTTCAAAAGGCAACAACTGTAATGTACTTTTAACATTAGATACATTAGAAATATTAGGATGCCATTCAACACTTACTTTGCTATTATATCTATTATTCCAATTAGCATTATATTCTTCTATTGAAGACTCGTAAATATTTTTAGCGCAAATAGTCCAATAATACCATAATCCTGTGTAATGAAGTTTTGCATTTTTATCCATATAAAACTGCAATAAATCTTCATTGATTTTTGGAGTTTGAATATCAATTGGTGTGTATAATAAATTCATTGATTTTATCACAACATTGTGTGAAAGATGTTACTTTGCTTGGTAAAACTGATATTAACCGTTTTTTCATTCCTAATGTATAAGCATCTTGTAAAGCATTTACACCAAACAATTTTTTAACATTTAAAATGGCGCTTTGAAATTCATTTGTTCTTGCTAATACCATAGACAGATATATAAAACATATTGTGGCTATTTCTAATTTTAAAGGCTTATAAGATAAGTTGTCCCAATCAACTACATAATTTCCAATTACATTCATATATTGCAAATCTCCATGAGATAATATGATATCGTTATTTTCAAATAAATCCATATACTCATGTTGCATCTCATATTTTTCTAATCGCGTATCTGCCACTTGAATCTGCGTAATAAATTGATAAACATCGTTAAAAAAGTATATAGAATCTATTAAACTTATTTCATTATATTTTATAAACTCTAACTCAATATATCCTAAATTATTACATATCTTTGACTCATACATTTGTGGAACTTTGAATATATCACTATTCCAACTAGCGGCCAATTCATATCTGAACACTGCATCTTTATAAATACTTAAATTTTTGTATATCTTAAAAAATTGATTATCATGAGTTTCAACTGCATAATTTCCATGTTTTACAAAATTACTTCCTTTATACTCTTTTCTAATATTCATAAACTGTTCTTTAATTCGTTAATATCAAAAGAACTATCTAAAGGAATATAAAACAAACTTTGCTGAACATTCTGATATTTAACCTTGTCATAATATTTTACCAAAGACAAATTAATAGACGAATGTGATTCATTGTGCCTTTTCTTACCTTTTATATTTTTAACAAATGCTTGCATCTTTTTACTATGAGCAAAAATTGTAAAAAATAATCCAGCTTTTCCTAAATTAGTAGCTATACTTTTATGTTTATCAACTAATCCATTATCACGCCACATACACATACGAATATTTTTATCTAATCGATGTGATTTGAGTATATAATGAAATACGCCAAATTTTATGTAACGGCCGTGTTCAATTGCTCCGCTAAAAGCAACAATTTTATCATTATCTAAAACTGCTAAAATATGATGGAATTTTGTTTTTAAAAATTTTGCTGCAGAAAATCTATAACCATCTTCAAATGTATTATGATCGTTTGGCATCATACTATATGTATACGACATATCTTTATATGCTCGATGATCAAAACCTACACAATCTTCAAATAAAACTGAAAACCTAAATTGATCCAATAAATCATTATTGAGTGAATTGTTGTAAACCTGTATATTCAACGGCATAATCTGTTTTACCTTTATCTAGTAATGGACACGGTGGTGGAACAACTTTAGGTGTTACAGGCTCTAACCTTTCTTTATCATATTCAGATAAATTATTATAAAACTCTTTTGGCAATGATAATTTTAAGTCTTCTAATTGCGTTATAAATCTAGGCAAGAGTTGTAAGAAAAATCCAGATCTTGGAACATTGGTTTTATTTGCTGCTCCAGCATGCCACATAGCTCCAAAATATAAAACTAAATCACCTGGCTCAGATATTATTTGCTTACAATTATCCCAAAATGTTATATCAGGATATTGACATTTCTTTTGCGATCCTGGATAATATAACGTGCCACCATTTTCTTGTGTAAATTCTGTTAAACACACAATAGCTTGTAAATTCAGAGGAAAAGATGTATTTGCCATAGATGACCATCTATCCTTATATCGCAAAGCTAGATACGGATAATCTAAATGAGGTTCTTGTGTTATATAACCTGGCATCAGTGTTAGTGATGTCATTGATCCTAAATGATATCCACCACCTAGCCACTTCTTAGCAACTTTATCTATGTAATCAGATTGTACAATATGCCAAATTTTTTCATCTAACTGTATTAACCTTGAAAAATTAATACGCTGTCTTTTATTGCCTACACCAGAATTGTATAAATCTATTGATTCTGTTTGTATAGTGTTTCTATAATCAGCAATAACATCTTGTGGGAAAACTTGTTTGATGTGAACTAATCCATCACCATGCATAAGTTCATTTATTATTACATCGTCATTAAAATATTGTTTATCAATAATCATACTTTTATCTGTTTTATAACAAACGCAGGAAAATCCCATTCCCACGGTTTTTCTTTTGTATTCCAATTATTTGGATATTGATGATGATTATTGTGCCACCCTTCACCAATAGTAAGAATATTCGCTATCCAGCTATTTGTAGATTTATCATTTGTGTTGTAAGTTCTATATCCATGTGTATGAGTTACAAAGGACAAGATATATCCACTCATTAAACATAAAAAGTTTGGTATTGCATATAAGCTAAAGAAAAAATAACTACCAAACGACAAATCTATAAATAAATAAGCACTTATGATGATACCATGCATCATAAAATAATTATAATGATAAAATCGCAAAGTATCATTTCGTAATTCTTTTATAATCATTGCTTTTCTAATAGGCACTTTCCATAATCCAAACACAATTCTCCATATATTATTAGTATGGGGGCTGTGAATATCCTTGTCTGTATCAGCATAAAGATGATGATATCTATGTTGTCCGACCCATGAAATTACGCTACCTACACCAATATAATGAGAGAAAAACGCTAAAACTTTTTCCCAGAGTTGACTTGTCGTAAATGTATTATGTCCGTAGTACCTGTGGAGCCCTACATTGCCACCTAAAGTGACTAATATCACATACATTATTAATGCAAATAATATCCATTCGTAGGACAAAACAAAGCATCCTATAACAGTAGAAATGAAAAATATATATTGTAAAATTCTAGTTTTCAACCCTAAATTATTAAGCATATAAATATTTATATGATGTTTCATAACAACGATTACCTGTTGAGCTTTTCTGTACCAATTAATACTTCTATCTTACTCAATGAATACAATAGTGTTAAAGAGAATGCTGTTGATTACTCTGATCATAGACCGAGAGCATCTTTTAATAATTGGAAAATGGTAAAACATGATTTTCCATATGCAAAAGAATTAATTAAATTTTTTAGACTTGAAAAATTTGATGTTCGTCCTAGATTTTACTTGTTAAATAAAAATACATTATTAAAACAACACGTAGACAATGGAACACTATGTTCTTTGAATTTTATATTATCCTATGAGAATGCACCTATAAACTTTCGAGAAAAAGAATTTATTTACAAATATGCTCTTATAAATACCCAATCACATCACGGAGTTAGCCATCCATCTCCTGAAGATAGAATACTATTCAAATTAAGTGTTATGGATTTGTCATATCACAAAACAAAATTAATAATAGAAGATGTATTATCAAACACTTAAAAATATAGTTAATTGTAAGAGTTTATCTTTAATAACATAACTAATCAAATAATAAAAAATCTTGATTACTATTGTTTACAAAAATATCACAATTAAAAGTTTTACGCAAAAATGAAATTTCATAAAAAGAAAAAAAATGTTTACTTATTTCATTATAACATAATTCTGATATAGAAATTCTGTCATTATCAATTAAGTAAAAATAATCACAATCTATATTAAGTCCTGTACAGTAACCATAATCTTTATATCTTTTATCAAAAACCCATTTTTTTATTTTAACATTATCATTAGATACAAAAGATAATATTATCTTTTTAGATAAATTTTGTAAATAATTTATTGTTTGCTGAAAAGTAAAAAAATCAGTATGTGTAAATACGCTGTATGCAAAACAAATGTCAAATTTTTCTTCTAATATAGGAAAAGGCTCATTTATATTGCCTTCATTATACATAGGACTAAAACGATTATAGTGTATAAAATGAGCATTTGGAAATTCAATTTTTCCTTGTTGTATTGCTTCTTTTTCTACATCAATACACGTATAATTTTCTTGTTTAATTTTACCTTGACTAAAATACAATAAATTTCCCCTGTTTCCTCCATAATCTAATATTTTTTTATTTGTATAATTTCCAGCAAATTTTTCAAACAAACTAAATCTATTTGTGCTGTGATTTCGTGGATGCATAGTTTATTAATTTAAATTGTAATTATTTTAGATACAGGACTTCCATGACTTTTTGCTTGACCTGGTCTTCTTTTTTCGTAAAAGTGCACTTCTGTAATTTCTTCATTTAATATTCTTCTTTTTGTTTCCTGACATCTTACGCCTGTCCATCTTGTTTTATCTTCTTTACCAATACATAATAATATAATAATGTTTTCATTATCATTTAAGTAAATATTGCCATTATTATTTACTAAATTATTATCATGTATTCCACCAATACCTACAAATGCAGTATCATATCCTAATTCTTGAGCTTTCAACTGTGCCCAACTACAAGATAACATGCAATCTCTTATTACGGTTGTTAATAATGCAATACGATTATTTTTCACCAAATTTTCAAGAGTATATCTATCCATTTGATCTCTAGTAGTGAAAAATAAATCTTTTTTATTACTATCTGCTATCCATTGTCCTACAAATGCAAGCACTAAGGGAGCTTCTAGTTGTTTAAGTTGTTGAACATTTTTAATTTTCGGTGTGGTAATATACGACCGATCGAAGTCGTAAGAATTTACTTGTTTATCTTTATCAATATTCCATGTACATACACAAACATTTTCACACAGATGTTTTTTAAATTTCTTACCGTCTTCAGTGTCGGTAATAACCATTATATTATATGGATTTAGGCAATTTTTACTAGGAGCTTTCATAGCTGCCTCAACAATTAGATTTGTATGTTCCTCTCTAACAACATTATCTAAAAATAATCTAACAGTATGTCTTGTATCAAATAAGTTATCTATCATCTGTGTAAACATCCCTAGCTATTTACACATCCTATTAAATGAATTCTTTGCTGTTTCGATCCATTAATAAATGTATGTGTTTCTGTTGTATTTATCTTGTAAACTTTTCCAACTTCCAAATGAAATCTTTGGCCATGTTCAGGAAAATAAAAAACACATTGTGGATCTGTAATGATAGGAATGTGTACTCGCCAAGTACCATCTTGATGGAAAGAATAACAAGTTTTTTGGTTTTTAACCATAACCCTAGTTCTAAACAAATTTAAATCACAAACAATTTTTTCAATTATAGTGTTTTTAAAAATTTGATTGAGAAATTTAAAATCCTGCTCAACAGTACCTTTAGGGTATAATTTCAAACTTTCTAAACCATCAATTAAATTCCAAGGATCTAGCACATTTAATCTCGTTTGGACGCTAAAACCATCCATTCTCAACGGTAAATCCTTGTACACATAGCTATTTACAATTTTTAACAATTGATTTATATCTATATTATAATTAATTACTTTTATTAATTCCATTTTTTTCCTTAGGAATTTTTGAATCAGCACTAGACACACAACTTTCAGTTATGCAAATTCGTGGTTTTTCTAATATCTTAAAGCCAGTTTCAATATTACCTAACGGTGCATCATGACAACTGTAACTACGTTTTATACTTCCATCAGGTTCTCTAATAATTATACCTTGATATCCTGCATTACATGTCCAGCCTTTAAATTTATTAAAATTAAATGCATTTAACCTCTCTGCTTGATCAATATACCATTTTTTTCCATTAGAATCTTCAAATTCAACCTGCATATGCAAAGGCACTGACGCATCATTTTTTAACATACTACCTGGATGCAATGCAAATTTAGGTTTTGGCCTTGCTTGCCATTTCCGCTTACTTTCTGTATAGGCACGCTGCGGCATACCATTCCACAATTTTTTTAATTGATCATCTGTATAACCATCAACTACACGACTTGCTGTAGGATCACTTTGAGGTTTTAGCGTTACATTTATTCCTTGTTCATGGAAAAAAAGTGCATTTTCCCAATCTCTGTCAAACCAGTCTGGCACCATTACTTGATTTATTGTAATTTCAACATCATACTCTTGACATAAATTTAATTTATCTGCAAAATTTTGCATTTGTTCTTTAGTTCGAATATGCTCAGTATGTAAACTTGCGGTAATACTGGCTCTATGAAATTTTTTTGAATGTCCAATATATTGTTTGAACCATTTTATGGGTCTGGAACAATTACTTGTCATATGTATAGACGTAAAGTTAGTGCTGGATACATCATCTGCCAAATATTTTAATATATCCAAATAACCAGGATGAAATGTTGGTTCACCACCTGAGAGAGAAAAATGGAACGAATTATATCCGTTTTGTCTTGCTTGACGTTTGATTTCGTCTATAGTTTTTAAACATAACTCTGTAGGACGATGATCTTTAGTGTTGGATCTGGCATAAGGCCAACAATATGTGCAACGATAATTACAATATCTACCTAACAACCAACTGACCGTAAATAAATCTCTGTATTTCAAAGTCCTTTGCCCAAAAGAAACTATATCATCAAAAGGTATTTTTGTAAAATCGTAATTAGACCAACTTAATTTTTCCATTAGGAAAATTTCTTTGTAATATTAAATCGTATCCCGCCTTTTAATTTTGTGTTGCTATATTTATTATTTCCTGTAACATGTGGTTGATACGGATCAAATAAAATTATGCTCCCTGGAATAAATGGCAAAATGTTTTCTATAATCATTCCATTATATGTATCTCTCGGTAAATGACATAAGCGTTTGTTATAAATCTCATCCGTAATATTATTGACATCTAATTCAATTTGTTTACCAAATTCATCAACCCAAGGCAATATATTGTAATTATCAACATTTTTTTGATAAGTCATTTTTACATCGTTAACCTGATTACTAAAGTTACACTCCCATCCAAACAATCTGTTTCTAAAAAATACAATTTCAGCATGTGGAGTTGTTTGGGATTTACATACAAATAATGGCAAAATGAAACTTTTTACTGATAATTGATTACAATCAAAATATAAAGATGGATTACAGCTATCCATGTGTAATGCATAATTTGTTGCAGTAATATATCCATTTCCACTTAAATAATATTGATTTTCATTTAACCAAGGATACAATAATTTTAACTTTGGATATAAAATTTCTGTATATTTATCTGTATCAAACTTTTCAAATTTCAATGTACCCCCATTATAGTGTCGATATCGAGAAAATGTTCTAAATAAATCAATAAAAATTGTGTCTAACTCTTTATCTGTAAGAAAATTATTTACAACTGATGATTTTTCTAAATATGTAGATAGTTCATTCTCATGCTGTGTTGGCCATTTTTGTCTAGGTTGCATTGGAGTAATTTTTAACATATTATTTGTATAGGAATATCATGTGATTCAACCAATTTGGTTGCATTTGTAAAAGATTCTAACCATGCAGAGCCAAAATTATAAATATATTTGTCCTTTGATTGTGTTATATTATAAATATCTTTTATTTGTTCTTCCATATTATTATTAATGGCTTTAATTTTTTCAATTGATTTAGAAAAATTATAATTACTTACGTGTTGAATATATTTTAAATGTTCATTTGGTGTCGGATGACAATCATCAAAGTACTTATGAATTTTTTTGCAATCCGCTTTTTTATTTTCTAAATTATTATTCCATAAATATGCATAATAATCTTTAGGCATAATATCAATTATACTACTATATGTGTTTTTTAAAACATCTAATTTTTTGTTTACTACAATAGTATTATCAAATTGATCAAAAATATCAAAAGGATTAATCATACAAAGAAATTGTAAATTTGTTTTGCTTTTTAATAGCTGATACACAAAATAAATTTGTGCATAATCTCGTAACAAACAATGTTCTATAGAATTATATTTTCGAACAAACTTTCTATCGTAAATCTGTTGTGTGCTTAAATTACCTGGCAAAATCCATTCCTGTTTGCTTGTATATCTATCTTCTCTAAACACATTTGTCCAACAAATTACCACTAAATCATGTTTATTAAATTGGAAAAAATTATCAGCTTGTGCAATTATGTTACTGATGTACATGTTACCAGCTCCAGATTTTCCAAAATTGTAATAAGTGCAATTTAGATCATACGCTATTATATCTGCCCAAGTAGGCCATTTATATTTTGTAAAACTACAACCAAAAGAAAAAAAACGATCTATAGAATCTTTATACATATCTGCCAAATGCCCAGTATCTTTCCTTACACCACCAACATTTTCCACAATGATTTTTATAATTATCTGTAACATCATGCATACCTTCGCAAGAATATGTTACGGGAAATAGTGTTTCCAGTGTATTAGTTTGTTTATATAATTCTGCAACAAATCGTTTATCAACACAATCAAATGGACGACTTGGCATTGGCTTATCTTTGATCTTATCTCTATCTATTACCCTCCATTTTGTTAAAAAATCATGTTTTATCATCTCTTTTTCAGGTGGATTAGCTGTTACTCCATATACAAATTTAAAAGTGCCAACACTGTTTTCTTCTAATCTTCTGTGTAAATCCCTAACATGCTCCTTTTCCTGTTCAGAAGTTTGTTTTTCTAATTGATTTTTTGGTTGTGGATCTATGAAATGATACAAAAATACATTTTTTCCAAGTATTTCATTAATTTTGTCTATAACCAACCTAGACCTCCAGATATTCCAATTTTTTGGAAACGGTTGAGGATAAGGTCTTTCTCTCGTAAATGGCAATATCCTGGTATATGAAGTTGATTCAATTATATCCTTTGCGATTAAATATGTTAATATTGCACTATCAGCTCCTCCACTCAAAGAACACCCCAGCACATCTACATCAAGATCAGGAGTATAACAAAACCCATATCTATTTTCATACTTCATCATATAAATATTCCTTTAAAATAGGTAGTGAACAATTTTTATATGTAAATCCTCTTATCAAATCTTGCTTGTTAATTTCATTTAACACGATATCTTTTAAATTTTTTTTATTGCCACTAGCAGGTAATATGTTTTCTACATACTTAATTATATTCGAAAAACTAATATCACAAGTATAATCATTTGAATTTAGTTGAAGGTCATCATTTACAAATGTGTGTAATAATTTATTACGTACTGCTAAAGGTAGTAAATTTACACTCCAAGGACTGTTACTTGGTTTAAGACTTGTATCAAAATATATAAATTCTAAATTGTTATACTTTTTTTTATAGTAGTGAAACCACGAACGTAAATTTGGTAGGCACTCAATATTTAAATTCATTACCAAACAAGATATATTAAATTTTATGTTTGGTAAGTTATCAATACTTGATAAAATTGTGTTTTCAAACGTTAACCATTTACTAGGCCAACGAATATAATCATAAATGTTTGATATTCCGTCTATACTATATTTTATCTGTGTGTTGTTTAACTTCTTTAAAATTGGTAAAAAATCTTTATGGATGACCGTACCATTTGTAGTAATTACAATGTATATATCTGGATTATATTTTGCAGCTAATGATAATATTTTTATAAAATCTTTATTCAAAAAAGGCTCTCCGCCTGTAAATTTAAGCACTTTCAATGTTGTAATATTTTTTTGTATATATGTACTCAAAGTTTCATCAACAGTTTTTTGAAAACTTTTATTTACTCGCCATGCAGATGGAATATTTTTATCTTGTAAATCACTTACTAAATCAGATATTTTTGTGCTTGAATTCCCATTACACATAACACAGGCTAAATTGCAAAAATTACTTGTTTTCAAATCAAAAAATATCGGCTGCGGATTTTCATAAAAATTTTTAGTTATATTTAAATTTCTTTTATTATCATGATATTCACGCAAAGCTCCTAATCTTGGACTATCTAAATTTTTTTCTTCTTGTATCCAACATCTCTTACAAAGATTATTTTTTTGTCCAGTGATAAGATCTGAACGCAATTGCGTCATTACTGCGCCATAAAACCAAGTATTCCATCTGGTATTCTCTACTGAATAATTACCTACAACATCAGCATTACAACATGGAGCGTATCTTCCACGAACATTATAAAAAGCATGAACAAAAGGTAACGGACATATAGTATCCATACAGTATTTAGAAATGTCTATATTTTTTAAATATTGATAAAATTTTTGTTTTGTCATGTTTCTATTTTTTCTTTCAATTCAATTAAAGAAGGAATAGTATTGTAAATATCAACATGCAATTTATCTTCTGCATAATCTAAATATTTTATCAATTTTGTTATTGTATTTTTGTGCGGCTTAATATCTTTCAATATTGCATTACATAAATTCTGCATATTTTTTTGAGAATCATAATTTTTTGAACGAATTTTTTTAACTACATTTTCTCGCATTGCCATAGGCAAATTATACAATGTCATGTAATCTGGTTGAGTACAGATTGTATAATTAAATAAACATTCTTGTCTTACCATCTGTAATTTTTTATTAAACCATTCTAAGTAATCATATAAACCTAAAGTATTGATCACAGTAAAAGTAGGGACTACCCTGATAATCCAATCTTTATGTAGTTCTTGACTAAATTTTAAAATATTTTTTTCTACAGTTTTCCAATTACTTTTTACTCTTTGTATTTCATTCCACGAATTTACTCCATCAATACTACAATGTAATCTTCCAGTTTTATATTGATTAAGTTTCTGGATAATTTCATCATCACACAAACTTACATTTGTGATAAATTTTAAATCTAAAGTGCAAGGAATATTGTCTAAAAGTGTAAAAAGTTGTTTTTTATTGTAAAATGGCTCTCCTCCTGCCAAACTAATAGATTTTAAATTTACACAATCACTTATAAAATTCATTATCTTGTTGAATTTAGTAGGTTCCCTCATCCAACTCACGTGTGGATTAGGATTTTTATTAATCTTTCCCCAAAGATGGCTGTCACGTTCGCCACACATAAGACAAGTGTAATTACAAACATTTCCAATTCTCAAGTCAATATATTCTACTTGCCTTGGATCTAATTCAGCTGTAATTTTATTTTTTATCGGCCACATGGTATTCATGTTATCTTTGTGGCTTGCAAACAGATTGCCTATATCAAAACAAGCTGTTTTACATCCTTGGATAATTTTTCCTTGTAATATTTCTTGCCTACCTTTAACCAAACTATCTGCATTATAATGCCATCCAATAGGATCTCTACTAACACAACAATAAGAAAATTCTCCTGTATTTTTTATTTGAACTGTGGTCCAAGGTGCGCTACAAAAAGTCATAAATCTTTTAAAAGTGGAAAAATATTATCAAATTTAGAAGTCCACCCTCTTTGCTGATTTATTGTAGCGATCCATTCTCTTGTTTCAGGTAACCGTTCACTCCAATCTTCAGAATTCATAAAATTTATTATACCATTAAATCTTTTAATGCCATAAGGAGCATTTTTCCATGTCTCTAAATTTATGTTTGCTTGTGACACTCCTGTAAATTTGTCATAATTATCAATTAACCAAGGAAAAAATTCATAAAGGTATTTATTGGAAATTTTTTCCTTAAGATTTTTCGGTAATACTTTTACATTTAACTGCGGGGGCCAATATGCAAAGTGCATATTAATTCCACCGGCTCCTAGTGGCCATTTGTTTATTTTTTGGAAATTTTGGTTGACCTTCCATTTTACTAACTCTGGTATATAACCTATATTTAATGCCATAATAGTAGTAGCTATAGTCACTTCTATTTTATCATTAGTTTTATCTAATTTCCAAAAAACATCCTCTTGATGTTTCCAATTTGAGGGATAACGAATATAATCATTTTGTTTCCCGTAAGCATCAATTGAATAATGGAATCTCACTCTTTTAAATTCATTCCATAAATCAAACAAATCATCTCTCCATTCAACTGCATTACTATTATAGCGCAATTCAATATTTTTAGCATAATTTTTCCTGACGCATTCTTCTAATAAACTATAATGCTCATCTATAATTAAACTTTCTCCACCAGCAAAATATAATTGATACATATGCGGTATTTGTTGCATTAAATCGTCCCAAAACAAAGGGTTGTTCTTATGCCAATTATATGACGAACCATGTGATAAACCTTTATTATCCCAACTTTGATTCTTTATTAGCCTATTATTTTTTAATTTAGGAAAAATCTGTGTCCAATCCTTGATCCATCCAGACGAATCATGTGGTGAACACATTACACAAGCAAGCTGGCATTTACTGCCCATACGTAGATCGATATATCTAATTTTAGGCTCTACAACACCATCAATTGATGTTTCAGATACAAGTTGCTGTATATCATATCTTTTACTCCAGTAATCTGTTTCCCAATTACGTTTTGATATGTGGCCTGCTGCTTCTTCTTTATAACATTTGATACAACTTTCTGGTTGTTTTCCTTGCAACATTAATTTACGCACATTTCTCATATAACCACTATTCCAAGCATCAGCCAATCTTGTGTTGTTAAAATTTACAGATTCTCCTTTATCATTCTTCAACACACCAACCTCACCTCCCCCCGATTTTTTAGTAGAGTTTGGATCTTGTACAGAACTTGCATTAGATGTACAACAGGTTCTCATTTTTCCATCTGGCCTACTTGATAGATGTATCCAAGGTAGAATACAAAAAGTTGGTGAAATTTCATTTTTAGGTAATTTACTCATATTGAATTCACGAAAATTGTTCAGTGAAGGGATCAAATTCTATGCCACATTTTACAGCACAAACTTTTAATTTTCCATTATCACAAGATTTTATTTTCCAACTTTTTTCTATTTTGTCAAAAATACCAGAATCAAATACATTTTTTAATCCATTCTTTGCATTTATACTATCTTTATCATCAATAAATTTCCAAATTTGCTCAATCTTTGGATCATTATGCCACCATTTATACATCCTACCAGCAGTCCAACAGCAGGGCAAAGCTAATCCTTCTGCAGTAATAAATAAACTACCTATTTTTTTTACCTTACAATTTATCGGTACAGTGTCATAATACAAATCCATAGAATGGTGTTTTTGTACAAGTTGATTAATTTTAGACAACGCTGAATTTTGATATTTTTTTTCCGGTTTAGTAAGATTAAATATATTTTTACCTTTTTTATTAATAGATTGGTGAGAATCTTTTGGTTCCAAATTAGAAGTAACAAATCTTCCTGTTTTTTTAATTTGAAAACGTTCACAACCCCATTTATCTGCCATATCTTTTGCTTGTTCTATTTGATGTTGATTGTGTTCAAATACTATGTAATCCCAACGTGCTCTTCCTCCTGCACCTATAAATGCTTTCACATTTTGTTCTATATTTTCCCATAATACTCCTTGGCGATAAAGATGATTTGTATCTTGAAGTCCATCAATAGAAAAAATTACTGCAGCTGAACCACGTAACACTTTTGCAAGATCTTTCCACCAATTCTTGTCTCTTGCTCCGCCATTTGTGTTCATCGATAACCACATTGTTTTATTAGTTGTGCGAAAATAATCAAATATTTCTAAAGTATCGTTAGCAATAATAGGATCTCCTAGATTGCCACACATATACATTGTGTTTAATTGCATTATAAACTTTTTATCAAATATTTTTTTACAATCTTGTAATGAAAGTTCATCTAAATTTATATGCGGATTTATCTTACCTCCATTTTGATTTCTATCACACATAGGGCAGCTAGCTTGACATTTTTGTGTCACTTCTAAATGTATTTGCTTGATATCAGAATATTTGTACAATTAAAAAACCTTGTTATGGTATAAATCAATGTAGCAGGTATTATCAATTTTTTGCCATCTATCAAATATTTTTTGAAGTTTATGATCTGAATGCATAGCAGTAAGTGGACAAAACATAGGAGTATTATCTATTATTTCATGTACTTCATATTGATTTAATTTAGCATGATTATAAAAAGGATTCATATCTTTAACTGCTAGTAAACGTTCAACTTCTATACAAAATTTATCAAATCTATCACTTGTATCATTGTCAAAATCATAATTGATGTAAGGATTGAGCGTCACTCCTAGTTTAGCTATTCGTTTATACATACCTGGATAACCCAAAACAAGATTAGGCTTAGCAAGTAAAAAAGGTCTCCAAGTTTTTTCAGTAATAAACTTGTAAAATTTCATTTCACTATAGCTACCAGTTTCTATACCGAATTCCCAATGGGTCTTAAAATATTCTGAACAAAGAGGAAATCTAGATGTTTTTTTTAAATTATTTTTATGACGATATGCAAAATTATAATAACTTTTGTGTAAAAATTTTTCTATAAAGTTATACCATAATCTCCTATAAATTGTGTCTTTGCCAATAAGAGTTATGAATTTTTTCTGCGGTGTATATTCAAAATTATTGATATCATACAATGTATCTATAAAATATTTACATCTATGTAAATGCCATGTAGGTAGCATAAACAAATTTCCAAACTGATTTTGCTCACTACTACTACATATTATAATATTATTACGTAAAAAAGATGCAGTGACGCCATATCTATGTTGGAAATGTTCCCAAGGTTCGTTTGGGATGAAAACAAATTTATTTAGGCGGCAAAAGTTTTTTAGCCTTTTTATATTATATCCAAGTTTACCAATAATAAATGAATTTAATATTCCTATATCATCTCTAATATTGTGTATATTTACATATCCATATATATCACTCATGTAATTCAACTTTTATACGGGAAAATCCTAATTTATGAGTATAGTATACATACTTATATTTTGTATTAACAAATGTGCCGCCTGGTTTGATTAAAGATAAATTATATACGATAGCTGCATTATTTTGTTTATTTTTTGTTATTTTAAGAAAACTTTTATAACTGTTTTTTACACAGGAAAAAAGATGAAATCCACAAAAAAAGATATTTTCATATCCTAATTTATTTAAATTTAATTGCCATTGTTTATCATAAATGTTACCATCAAATAAGTCAATATATTGAGTTATAGGATCCCAAGATAAATGGTATATATGATAGGAAAATTTATTTTTAATTTGACATAGTTGTATTTGTAAAAATGTTGCAAAGGCATTGCATTCCTGCTGCCAAAAAGGAAATTTATTTGTATCTTCAAATAAACATTTTTCCCATGCATCAACAACAATCACACAAGTTTTCATAATATTAACTTTATGTCTTTGGCGGGGCCAATTTCAGATGGTAATCCACCGTATTGATCTATGTACCATTTAATTACTGCTTTATACCAATTTTGACTATTATGATGTGCCTGTTGGTTAAATGTATATATATTTTTATTTGTAGCTTGTATAACAAATAGTGCTTTTGCACTTTCTTGTTGTAATTTTCTTAATGAAAGTTTATTTATATCCAATCCGCATAAATCTATTATATTGTTTTAACTCCAACACACCTTCATAAATGACTCTATCTAATGGCGTTTGATCTGCAAATTCATAAAGATTACTAACACAATTGACATGTTGATCACAATTAACAAAATCGTTAGATTGTAATACACATAGGGTTCGACTCGGAATGCGCCAGAACCACTGTTCAAAATTTGTTATATGTTCACAACTTGTATTTATAATTGTATCTGGCATTTCTGTCAAAGTTAAACTTGTACCATTTCTCCTAAAAGTTTTATAGGTGGTGGGAAATTCCATAGTACAAATATCTAACGTACTAGCTTTAAATTGCCAACCATTAATGACGAATGGACGATTAATATTATCAGCTATTTCAGCGCATCCTGGATCTATGTCAAACGACCGTATTTTATTAAATTTTTTAGATACCTTTTGAAACATAAGATTAGCTAGTGTACCATACCAGCCAGCGCAAATAAATATCAAATTTAAATTATCTGGTAGATTTTCAATTAACCACAACTTACTCTTAAGTTGTCCAATAGAATATGCATCTATTAAATATTCTTCTGTTTCTGGAAACAGATCTAATGTTCGTTTTATTTGAGATATAGTTACATTTTCTGGATATAAAAATTCTAACCCATTCAAAATTTTAATTGTACTTTTCATAAACTTCTTTCAACCAATCAAAATCGTTAATTTTTTGTAGTGCTATGATGTTTCCTTGGTTATTGTATCCATATTCTCTACCCGCTGTGGCACCTAATATAGCATGTTGTCCATATGGTTTATCTTCACCAACTGTACACCATATATTTAATCTATCTTCTGTTTCTTGATTTTTTTGTCGATCGATAACTTTTGAAGCTAATTTACAACATTCCCTAAAAGCTGATTTCCAGGTATTAAATGGATCTGTATTGAAAGTTGTTATATTAGAAATTGTGTTCATTGCTTTAAACTTGTCTGTAATACTAGTAGTCATGTCTGGTTTTGATAAATCCATATCTACTGTAAGTTGCCTTGGAAATAATTTTACTCCACCATATCCGTAAACTAAATTATTAATAGGATTCTTTGATCTCCACACATGTACAGCATCTCGATCCCATCTTTCAACAAAATATTCAAAATTAAATTCATCTACAATTACAGCATCAGCATCGACAATCCAAAACATGTCTCTAGAACATATTTTTGCAGCTTCTATGTGCGCTTGATGTATGCCTTTTACACCATGTATCCTTTTTGCAGCAGGATATTTTTTTAAAAGCTGGTGAAAATTTTGATCTGCAAAAGATTCATTGTAACTTATAAAAACAACATCATACGGTTTATGTTTGCTAACTACAATGTTGTGTTGTTTTTTATTTACAATATGCCGGAATGCAATTTCTCGTTCACTTACAGGTATATGTTTTGAAAATAAGAAAACACCGTTTTCCTTTTTTTCATTGTTGCATATATTTTGGAATGCGTGATTTATGTGTCTTTCATAATGAAATTCATCTGTACGATAATTATAATATAAATCAAATTCAAAATTATCTGATATAATATCACTACTAATACTCCAAAAAAGTTCAGTTTTAGTATTTTTCAATGCGTGTTTATAATCTGTATAATTATCAATCGTAAATTTATCATAATATTTTTGAGTGCTAGTTACAATAGGCCATTCTTTCCTAGATACTATGTGCCGATACTCGATTTCATTTTTAGTAATGGGTTTGTGTTTTGATAATAAAAAAAGTCCATCATACTTTTGTTCACCCTGTATATCATGTAAAAAAACGTGATTTTCGCAACGATTGTATCTGTCACTAACTGGAAAATATAAATCAAAATTATATCCTGTTGTATCTATATTAATGCTATCTGCCCAAAATATTTCTGTAGTACTATTGTTTAAAGCATGCAAATAATCATCATATGTATCTATACAAAATTTATCATATGGCTTTGGATTACTAGCAACTATATCCACTTCTTTCTTACGAACTAAAAATCTGTGTTCTATTTCTTTTTTAGATACTTTGTAATTTTTTGATGCTAACCAAATACCATCATTATATTGTTTATTTAAAAATACATGTGATATGTCTTGACTTCCTTCATCTGGTTCATAATCAAAATCAAAATTATCGTTTACACAGACATCTGACCAAATACACCAGAAAAATTTTGTTATTGCTTGCCAGTTTGCATCATCAAAACTATCTGCCTGTTTAATCGTAAAAAATTTTTCTTTTAATTTATAAAATTGTTGATCTTTTTTACCAATATAGAATATATCAAACATTCAACCTTGTGTTGCCATAATGTACCACTGTGCACTTGCTATTTTGATAACTTCTCCACGGATCAACAACTATTGACCCATCTGGAATTATACAATACAAATCATCTTTTTCTGCTTGTTTAAGATATTTATATGTTACTGTACTCCTATGTGCTAACAAAAACACACACGGTTCTTTAGGTTGAAAAATATCACCAGTACAAGGATCAACATAAGTCGGTTTGCATCCTAGTTGTTTACAATAATACCCTACTAATACGCTATAACTACCATCGCAAAAAGGCACTTTTGGCTTATAAGCTTTGCCATGTATTACAATTTGTAAATTTGATCCTTTGCTTAATTCTACTAACTTTTTTGCTAAATTTTCTGCTTGTATTTCGCGAGCATTCATTATACTATCAAAAAGATCATAACCTAAATTTAAATTATCACTCATCCAACGTAATGCAATATTATCTCTAGGATGACATGCTCCTCCGTCACCCATTCCTGCAGTCATATATTGCGGACCCATAATTCTTTGCGAGCTTTTAGCAAGTGCATCTGTCACAATATCAACATTTATATTACCCTGTGATTCAGCTACATCCTGTATCATATTTACAAGGCTTAATTTTGCACTAATAAAAGTATTATAAAATATTTTTATACACTCGCACTCATCCCATGTACCTACCACATAACGAGGATTGTTTTCCATCATAGATTCATAAAACTCTGACAATCTTTTTGCAATACCTGTAATGGACCCATTTTGAGTGCCAATCATTACCATTTCAGGATTAACCATATCCCATGCTACTGAACCCATAGCTATAAGATAAGGATTATAAATAAATTCTGTATTTGTAGTAAACTCTATCAACTCCCTACGTACAGTACCAGGTAACACTGTACTGATCAATACCAACAATTGATTTTTGCCCATCCATTTATTTGCTTCTGCTAATACCTCTTTAACAACATCATATGAAAAATCCTTTGATTGTAAATGGGCAACAGGAGTGCTGCCATCATAATTTTTATCATGTGGTGTTGGCACAGCAACAAATACAATCTCTTTGTTTTTTACAACAAGTTCTATATTTTTTACAGTATCAAAAAATTTACTTTTAGTTAGATTTATATCATAACCTTCTACTTCATGCCCTTTTTTTGCAATAACTTCCGCACAGGGCATTCCTAACTTGCCTAAACCAATAAAACCTATTCGCATGCTATTCCTTCAATAATTTCCAATAATTAATTAAAAAATTTGCCCATAAAAAGTGACACTCAGCATTTGGATGATATCCATGTAAAGGACTTGATTTCAAATGTTCGTTAAATTTCTCTAATCTTTTAAATTCTTCAATAATCTCCTGTCGATCGTAACGAAAATTTTTATATATCCTATATGTTTTATCAAACCACCCTACTTCATTGCAATATGGTAATTCAAAATTCCTTCCTAATATCAGAGCTGAAAATTGTGTCCAAGGTGTATCACAAATATGTATATTTGGAAAAAATTTATTATATTTTTTTTGTGTACCTATAAAATTATTAAAATTTTTCCACATAAATAATTTCATATTTGGAATTCTATCTTGAATTTTTGACACACCAGATATTATCATATGTTCATACATACGGAAAAAATCTTCAAGTTCATAAAGATTATCTACTGTTTTTTCGTTATTATACAATACATCAAAATTAGGTAAATTATAATCTTTCAATATTCCGGTGTAATCTCTGCCAGGAGATGTTATCTGATATAAAACAAATATTTTTTTAAATTTTTTAAAATCTTCAGAAAACTCTGTAACTAATCCATCAAAATTACATAACATATTTTCATTACTGTTTCCTGGGTAACTAGAAATTAAAATGTTAGTATTTAACATGTGTGCAATTGTACCCCAAAAACAATGTTTTACTCTTATATCTATATTATCTTGCATTTTAGGACTACAAATAATGTCAGTTCCTATTATATTTTCGCCCCAACTCCAACTTTCTCCACTTACAAACAATAAGTTCTCGCAATCACCATAATCTATATACATTTCCGTGTTAGGAGCTATATTGTTAGGATGGTATTTGGCTTGTCTTACATAAACTTTTGGCGTTTCTTTACGGCTAAATAATGCTGATAGACTTTTTTTATTTTTTACAATTTTTAAAATATGTGTATTAAAATTATTGATATTTAACATGTTACCTTATAAGATATTTAGCATACTCTCAATATGACTCAAGACCTTACGAAGTTACCATTAATTACTAACCCATATTTAAGAGATAGTAATTCTGGATCTTTAATAAAAGAATTTTTATTTAACCATTGGAAAAACAAAAAATTTGTATTTTATAAAGTTATGCTGCTATACCAGCAATTACCAAAAAAGCCTGATATATTCCAATATATTCCTACTAAAGTCTTAAATTCAATACGCATAAAAAATAATGTTTTTTTGATTTATGACTGCTCAAATGAAGGATATAGTTCTTTAGAAACTCCTTGGAATTTTTTTTATATCATACAATACAATTGCAAAAAATATAATATTCCTATAAATAAAGTAATTTACGCGACAAGTAATCTTCGAGAAAAAGAAAATTTACAGAAATATATAAATTCTGGCAATATCAATATGTCATTGCGAAATGACATGAAAATATTTTATTTTCATGCATTTAAGTGGAGCATAGGTAATAGATTAAAAGGAGAATTAATAGCTAATGTTTTTCCTTTACAATCAGAATACAATCATATATATACACATGGCGAAAATGAATCACATGTAAAAGTAAAAATTAAATCCAATCGGTATTGGAAAGTTATGAAAGAAAACTTTCAACAATCTTATATACATAATAAAATTATTTTATCGTTAAGCAGACGATCAAGAGAACACAGAGTGCTTGCAAATTATGTTTTAAAGATGAATAAAGATACAAACAACTATTGCACTGTTAGTCAAGGATTGCTACAGAAAACACTAAATGGTCACAATATACAAAGTATTCAAGATTATTTAAAAAAAGAATTACCTATATTTGGAATGAGATATGATCGTAAGTGGCTAAAGATGTTACCTATCATTGCCGATACATCTGATTTTGCTACTAATCATGCACATAATTTAAATGTGAAATTGTGTCAACAACACCTTATAGAATTAGTTTTAGAAACTGATGTTGATAATAAAAACAACACTATGATGTTTTTCAGTGAAAAAACTTTTAGACCAATTGGATTATTAATGCCATTCATAATTTATGGACACCAACACTGCTATAAATATTTGCAAAATCTTGGATTTATATTGTATACTGATATATTTGACTATTCTTTTGATAGTGAACCAGACAACACAAAGAGATTTTATCTTATTTTTTGTCAATTGAAAAAATTAATAGATACTTTAAAAAATATGTCACACCAAGAACAAATAAATTGGCGTTTATCACATAAATCTGCTTTGATACATAATTTTGAAAAACTTTTTGAATATAAAGATGAACTGCAAGACTTTCAATCTCTTATCGCATACACTAGGCAGTAACTTATAAAGATTGTATCAAAATATTAAAAAACTTTATTATCAAAAGATTTTTGCGTATGTTGGCATTCAAGGAAAAAATCTTTCAATTCAGGAAACATTTTACACAAATTTTTATTTCTTTTTTTATCATATTGTACAAAAAATTTTGCAAAATTTGCTCTATCAATTGCATTACTATTTGTTTTTAAAAATTGTAAATTTCTTTCCATTTTTGCTATCTCAAAATCATAAAATCCATTAAAGTTATCAATTTTTGTATTGGTTTTCATAAAATCAATAGCATTTTCTAAATTTTTACTATATATTGATTCCGGTAAAATATTTACTGCCATCCATTTTGGATTCCGCAGTAAAGGTATATCGAACCAAATTCGCTGGCGAGGATAGTACTCATAATCTGGATGTTTTGTATAAGGATCCTGAATTGGAATCTTAACAATAGTTTGATTATTTTTACTAAAATGTGTTCTCAAATCTAAAATAAATTTCAAATAATCTAATGTATTACACACACTGAACACACTGAAAGTATTAATAAACGTTACTGTAGTATTATTTGTTTCTTGTAAAAACCTATATACATTATCAACCATATAATTAAAATTTAATCCATCACGCACATATTCTGCTTTAGCATTTGTATTATCAACACTAATAAAAAGTGCAAAATTTTTCAATGCAGGATTGACGTACCAATGATTACCACTACCAGGGTTAAATCTTTCTTTATCTTCCCAAATTTGTATTTTTTCTAATTTTTTTACAGCTTGTAAAAATTTATCCATTAATTCTTTCTTGTTAGGAGAAAAATTTGTTGTAATTGATAATTCTAGCCATCTGTTTGGATTGTTGTACACATAATCTAAAATTTTGTATGTATTAGAATCCATTAATGGTTCACCTCCGGTAATTCTAAAAACTTGTAAAGATTTATAAAGTTTTGGCCACCAATTCCAAAATGCCGTAATATATGGATTATTTTTTTGAGCTACTTTCAAAGGCATAAATCCTAATTCGTTCAATGCCTCTAAATTATTATGTTTGACAGTTTTATTACCTTGGTAAATTTCATAATCACCCTTTTCTTGTATATGCTGTTCCCAAGTAGAGCTTAAATGCGGAGAACAATAAGCACAAGAAAGATTACATGCTTGATTAAAATTTACTTCAACATAAGTAGGATCAATATTATCTGTATCTAATTTAGAAAAAATTTCTTTTCTAGAATCTTGTGCCCAATATTCACCAGATTTATAAACTCTATCACTCCTTTCATTACGTTTTTCTATATCCCAGCAATACGAACATCCACGAGGCTGTGCACCTTTCAACATCATTGTTCTTTCTTGTTTTTTTTGCCTAGTATTATGTAATGCTGACGGATCATTCAAAATTTCATAAGGATCAATTTTATGTAATGGAGGATGATAACAACTACTGCCTAGTCCATTTGTTAAATGCAAAGATACTTGTGCCCATTTGGCATAACACATAGTAGGACTTATCATTTTTAATTGTTTTTCTGCTTTATCAGCATCTGCATTATAATCACTCATGTTTTTTATCAATGAAAAGATTAGCAAATCGTCTTTGCGATTTTTTACAGTTTTCATAACAAAAATGAAAAGGGTTGTAATCAAACTTACTTGCAAACATTTGTAATGAATTTGTGTGATTTATTATTTGTTCTAATGAAAAATAATGTAAATTATTTTTTTCTCTTAAATGTTTGTACTGATCATGTAATTCTGACACACTAGATTTGTAAGCTGCTCCATTAGCTGCATTCCCTACCAAACAACATGGATAAACTTTACCTTGTGCTGATACATATAATTCTTGCATAGCAACATTAGGATCAGATTCTAATTTATCAAAACTATAACAACGTATACATTCATCTTTTTTTAATTCTACACTCTTCTTTGGTAACGGACTTGGTTTCCCTACAAATTTGCCACCAGCAGGCATTTTAGGTAATTCTTTTTCATGATGTTCTAAATAATATTCTAATTCAAAATTTTTGTCTAACACAGGCATAGCAAAATTTTCTACACCAAATGGATTTTTTAACATTAATGATACTCCATATTTTTCTGCAAGAAGTCTTGCTTCATCTATCTGATGATTATTATGTTTAAATCTTAAAAAATCCCAATGTATGTTAGCTCCTGTTTCTGCACAAGCAGCAAGATTTGCTTCTAATTTTTTCCAAACAACATTTCTTCTGTAAAGATGGTTTGTATCTTCTAATCCGTCAATAGAAAAAACAATATAACGATATGTATCTATTTTAGAATGATTATGCACTGAATTTTTAAATAAATTTCCTAATTTTCTAAAAAATTTAGGATTCCTTAAGCCTCCGTTAGTGTTTAATTGCACCCGAGATACACTATTGTTACAAACATATTCTAAAATTTTATATATATCAGGACACGCCAATGGATCTCCTTGACTACCACAAAATAACCATCTTTTAATTTTTTTAGTAAAATTTAAAGGAAACCACTTTTGGAAATTTTCAATATTGATAGAAGTCAAAATTAAGTCCGGATTGACATTAGGACTATAATTAACATGCCTAGTACAACCAGGACAAGCTGCATTACAAAGTGAACTTGGTTCAATATGCAGTGCATTAATTTTATTATATTCCCATTTTATCATTATAAATATCTCTAGATTTGGCACACAAATCCCAAAAATCTTTCATTTCCGGAAAAGTATGTAAAAAATTTGTGTTTCGCCTTTTATCATATTCTGTAAACCAATAAAAAAAATCTTTTCTACCCTCTAAAATTTTATCTTCATCATAATTTGATTGTAAAAAATAATTTTTTACCCTTCTAAAACGTTCATATTCTAAACTGCTAAACAATGTTGTATCTTTATCATCACAATTTTTATGTATAAAATTTAATATATTATCAAAATATTTACTAAATTGATCTTTTGGTAATATATTCATATCATATTGTAATGGTTCTTTTAAATATGGAGTATCAAATCTTATACGGCGTGCTTTGCTATTATAAAATTTTTTCCGTAAATCTAAAATTTTTTGTAAAAATAAGATAAAACTTGTAACACTTAGTATATTAAAAGTACACATAATACTTACATTTCCATTTGTTGATTCTAAAAAGTATGTTAAATTCTTTTCCCACAACTCTATTTGCAATCCTGTGCGTAAGTATTCAGCCCTATCATTATATGTATCAATACTAGTATATAATTTAAATTTACGCACTGATTTTTTGTCTTCTAATAAATTAACTTTTTGTGCAAGTTTTTTAACAAGTCTATGCGTAACTCCTAAATTACTGTTGATATTTAATTCAAGATGAGGCTTTTTGTTTATTAATAGGTCATCCAAAATCTGCCACGTACTCCTATGCAATAAAGGCTCACCGCCAGTAATTCTTAATATATTAAGTGTTTGGCTAACTTCAGGCCACCACTTCCACCATGCATCAACATATGGATTGTCCTTTTCATCAATAGGAGTAAACCAATCAACATTAACACGATGATTACTTACTTGCTTGACAGGACCATATTTTTCAACTTCAGCATAATACGAACTACTTGCCATTGGATGGCAATATCCGCATTTAAAATTACATTCGTTACTGAAAGAAATTTCAATGTATTCAGGATTAATATCAAAGTCCCAATTATTTTTAAGTATTTCATCTACCCGATCTTTTTTGTAGATACTTTGATTTCTTATCATTCTATCTGAAATATGATCATCACCTAATTCTTCAACGTTCCAACAATATTGGCATCCTTCACACTTAACACCAACTAACATTTGTGCTCGTTCTTTCTTTTTTTGTAATGTATTATGCAATGCTGAAGGATTTTTTTTAATTTCATTTAATGAAATTTTGTGCGGTGACGGATGATAACAACTATGAGTGTCACCTGTATGCAAATAAATTGTTGTATGATGCCACTTTGCTAAACAAAATGTAGGACTTATTTTATCCATCAAAAAATTATTTTGTCTTATTAAATTAGTTTCACTCATATACTTTGATTTTCTATACCATATAATTCTGGAAAAACATTATATAAATTTTCATTACGTATAGCATCTCTACTATCAACTTGATTCAAAAAATTTATTTTTTGTTTTTTCCACAAATCTACACTATACGCTAAATCTAAAAGACTATATAAATTGTTTGCAAAATAATACCCTTCTTTTTTCCAAATACTAGCTTCTGTATAAAATTTGTCTTTGACTTTATTTTTAAAGGACATTGGTAATACGCAAGGAGAAAAATGTTCAGGATTTTGACAAGCAGTAAAAGTGATATTTGTCGTTTTTGTAAATAGCCTTTCATTTATCATGTAATGTATAAAATTTATAAGCGTTAAAAAACTAAAATTTGTAACAGTGACATTATAATCTATATTGATATTTGATAATTTTTGTAACTGTTTTATATTTTTACATACAACTTGCCATTTTGTACCATGCCGTATATACTCTGCACGACTACCATAATGATCAATACTTGCATAAAATTGAACTTCTTTATATTGATTCCATAGATCAATAATATTCTTTTTTTTATATTTTATTGTACTCATATTTGAATTGTACCGTAGTTTAATATCTACACTACGTCCTGATTCAATAATTTTTTCCAGTAAAATAAAATGCTCATTCATTAGCAGCGGTTCTCCGCCTGCAAAATAAACCACTTTGATATTTGGAATTTGCTCTATAATTTTATTAACTATAGATTTGTTTGCACTAATAATAGGAAATTCATTTCCATTTTCCTCTGCCCACGAACTACTAAATAGTGACCCGCACATTCTACATTTAAAATTGCACTTATTACTTAGTCTAACATCTACATATAGCATTTTAAAATTATCTAAAGAACCGTCTGAATTTGTAGATGACACTATATTCTCAAATTCCGATTCATATTCAAAAGATGACGTACGAAAACTATTAGCAGAATATTTTTCACTTTTATAACAAGTTTCGCAATATTTAGATGGTTCATCGGCTAGCATCTTGAGCCGTAGTTCCTTCATTTTTTTAGAATTTGTTAATTCTAAAAAACTTTGTTCTTTTACATTTGAAACGAATGGATTCATATCTCCAAGTAAACAACAAGGATACATTTCTGAATTAGGAGTAAACATCATATGTATCCAAGGAAACATACAAAAATTTTTACTTTTATTAAAATAATAATTTTTGTCAAATTTCATTATTACTCAGGATCTATTACTGCGCGAGATATCCTATCCGGATTGCGATAGACAGTTTTGAAAAATTTATTCTGTTCAGGCATTAACGGATTATCACAAATCGGTAGTTCTAATTTTGTTTTTATTTTGTTTCCAATATTAATACATCTATTTAACATTTCATCATAATTGTAATTTTTATATTCTTGCCATAATTGATTTAAATATTTAAAATCTCTGACCTGAATATAATCCCAATCAGTACACATAGTTTTATATAATCCTTGTCTTGCGCCATATATTGCCCATAAACCATTATCCACGTCAGTACCTACCATTAACCAAATATATAATCTGTGTAAGTTTTTCCAATGATTCTGTTTAAATTGTGATAGACTTGGCCGTACTCCTTGATCTAATGCCATTTTAACACCTTCGCGAAATCCTGCCCTCCATGCCTGATGCGGTGTTGCATTATTATATATATCTGAAAAACATGAATTCATCTGTATGTATTCAACGTCCCAACAAAAATCAACCTGTGCATGCGGATTGTCAGGTGCAGCATTTTCATGTGTTCGCATGTTTAACACAAATTCACGTGGCCAACACTTAACACCACCATTTCCATACATTAATCCGTTAATTACGTTATGTCCGCACCAAGATATAACTTTATTTTCTAGTTCTACATGTTCATCAAAATCGATCTCTTGTGCTAAAAAATGTTCACGTATACGATTATCACCATCTATTGTAACAAATCTATCTGTTTCACTTATTTTTGCACATGCTTTATGAGCAGCATCTGAACCTTCTACACCGTGCACACGTTTGGCCCAAGGTATTTTTTTACATAAATCAGCGTAATTCTGTTCGGCATTGGGTTCATCATAGCTAAGATACACAATGTCATAATCAAGTACACGAAATTTTTTTTTACTCATTGTTTATTTTTTTATAATTATATGAATTAAATCGTTTATTTGTAAACACACTGATATTTGTACCCTCAAACTCAAAAGGATATTTAAAATCAACAATAAAGTAATGTTCTTGCAATAATTTATCAAATCTTACTATTAACTGCCTATATAAAATGTTTGGATTGTGCAATTTGGTTACACTAAAAAATAAATCAATTCGTCTACCAAAATTTTGTGTTGCAACTCCATTTTTTAATTCAGTTGATGGAAAAAATTTCCAACATTTATTAGGACAATCTTGTACAATTGACAAATCTGCAGTATCTTGCGTTGTGGGCACTTCGTAAATTATTTGGTTAATGTCAAATGCATCTTCCTCATAATCAGTCTTAGGTGTTAATTCCAATAAAGTGGTTTTTGGATTTAATTTTACTTGATAGTGTAAGTAACTATCCTTGCCTTGAAAAAATGGTTCAACTTCTTCTAGTGCAACCTCTAGATAATTTCCGTCAATAGGCATAACATTTGTTATCGAAGTTACGTTGTTTTCAGTATCATAAATTACATACATCATAATCCTATCTTTTCACAATATCTTTCTAGCAACTTATAAGAAAAAAAACATGGTTCAGTATAATGAAAAACTCCTGTCTGTCTATAATTACCAATCACAAGATCAAGATTTTCTGTAACATATACGCCTAGTTGATTTGTCCATTTTTCTTTCACCTGAGTCCATCCTTGAATGTATGGTTTCATATGAACAAATTTAATAATGTTGTTTTTAGTATAAGTTATTTGTTTTTCGATACCTAATAGTTTGCATGCTACAGCAGCAGTAATATCCATGCTAGGATATTGAGGATAATGATGTTTTACATATTGTCCATAAAATAATTCCCAATTATTTGAAATTAATTCCATCCATGCGTAAAATTCTTTTGCTTTATCTGTTTTTTTAAAAAAATGTAAACCAGAATACAAGTTAGGCAAATTATTTTGTGTAAATGCTTTCCTATAATAATCATTATCAATCTTGACTCCTCTATATGTTACAACATCTGTCACATAATAAAGATAATATTGATCTAGAAAATTCCACCACAGAGACAAATCTTGTAGGACTATTGTATCTGAATCTAGAACGATAGTTTGATCATATGGCGAAGCATGATATATTTTCCATCTATTCTCGATGCTATATCTACTCTTATCTACACTTTTATCATACCAAGGTATTGGTATGATTTTGTCAAACAAATTTATAAATTTATCGGGAATTACATCATTAGTAATCACTGATATTTTAACATTTTTATTTTTTACATGTAAACTTGCAGCACATAACAAAGCTTGGTTCACATAGTTAGCACCATCAGCAAATATTACAAAACCTTTTTTCATAATTGTATTTCATCAATGCATCTGTTAAGACTATACTTGTTCATAACATGTATAGAATGTTCTTTCCATTTGCATAGGGTGTATTCACCATGATATTGTTGTTTTTCTAGTAAAAAAGTGATTTCGTTATCAGATATTTCCCAACAAATATCTTTATCCATGGTATAAAACAACTTTCCTGGCATTTTATTTGCAAAATTTCCATCTTGATACCCATTCATAATATGAATTGCTATCGAAAACACATGATCATTGCGTAATAAATTTTCACCAACTTGAAAAACTGATCTATAATGATTCCAATTTTCTTGGATATGACTTGCTAAATCGAAAAATATTTTATTTACTTGGGTTTTTCTAAAAAATACTACAGTAGCCCAATAAAACTTTACTCCAACATTGTTTATATAAGAAAATTCACTGTAATCTCTAAATTCAGCTAGATCATAAGATTCATCATATATTAAAAAATCATGTTCTTGATTAAAACAATGTTTCCATATATCATCTAAAACAACGATATCAGTATCTAACAATAAAGTTTCTTCATACGGAGTAACATCATAAACATAAGCTCTACAATTATTCTTGAACGGTAACCTCTTTTCAACGTTTGTACCATCTCTATAAGACTTTATATGATGATTTTCTGATGGAGATAAAAGTTTTGTATCTGCATTATCAATTTTATCATAAACAACTTCTATTACATTATGAAATACATCTTTATAATCTGTGTAATTTTTCTCAAGATATTCTATACTATCAGTAATAACGCTTGTCGGTAAATTCAAAAATTTTTTTATTTGTTTTGCTAGGAAATATGCTTGTTTAATGTAATCAATCTGCTTGTTATTCCTAGCAATTACTAAAATTCCCTGGGTATTTTGCATATTAGCTTATGACAAATTCAACAGATCTCTTGCTTCGTAGAACTTTATAATCATTAAGATAAGAATTAGTCGCTAATACATATTTTTCAATAATAGAATCAAAAAATTCTTGTAAATCATTTATTTCAATTGGCATATCATTATCGTCTATTAAGACTATAGTTTTTTGACACTTTGTCAACATAGCATTACAAAAACTAATTAATTCTTTAGTAATTAAAAATTGTCCACCATTTATATACATCATAGCATCTTGATAAAACTTTTCTCGTAATGCTCTTTTTTGATTATCAATTGTAACCATAAAATTAGAAAATTCTAAGGCTTTTTCCAATCTTTCATCCATAAGACTCCTTTATATTATATATCAGAAAAATTGGATGTAGGATTATATGTTGATAGGAAAAATTATGATATATTATTGATATTGCAGCTAGGACCTGCAGTGTTTACGTATGATCCAGTGGCTCTTGTTTCGCCCATAGTAAGAGTAAGAGATCCGCCTGTTGCAGGGGAAGTTGAATTACTGAACACATACTCATCTATACCATAGCCTCCTGGTTGATTCAAATCTTGCCATTCAATCTTAAACACTACTTGCGTGGCTGCAGGAGCTTTTGCAGATATAATGTACCTATTATCACTATAATTACTAGTACCTGCTCTGACATATATCTGCTGATAAGCTGTGGTTAACTGATAATTGCCTTTCGCGGCTTCTGGAGTGCCATTAGTACCCGAACTTTCTGTTCTATTATGGAAAAAAGTAATAGTCTCGTCTAATTGACTTATCCAATTAGAATATTTAGTGCTAGTAGCAGCATTTGATCCGCCTGCTAAAGCGCTCACAATAGAAATAGATCCACCTGCGTTAAAAAAATATCTTCGATAATCTGCACTTTCCCAAGTTAAAGTTACTTCAGTAGACAGATTACCTTTCCAGTCAGTAGTGTGCGCCTTAGTTCCATTAGTAAGTGTTGCGGCAGTAGCTTGTGCGGCAGAAAGAGTAAATCTTGCATCTCCATCAATATTATCAACTGCTTGCTGATAATCATTAAAAGTATTTGTTGCATTATCTTCTACAGACGGGTTACCAGCTGTAATAATATTTCCAGTATTAACTTGTGTTAGATTTGATGCTGCTACTCCACTTGTTTGCTGCATGCCTTTTGCTAGATCATTAACCTGATGATAGGTAATATCATCTAAATCTGTTTTAAGATTATTCAAATGGCTATGATCTATTGTGTCTGTAACCGAAGTAACCTGTGCACTTGTCACAGTTTGACCATACCCTGTGTTGCCACTGCCTGAGCCTAAAATATTCCCTACCACAGTTTGCAATGCATTATATTGGGCTGCTGTAATATCTGTTACACTACCCGACGTTACTGTTGACTGAAATGCCATGTTTTACCTTTATATTATACGACTACTTCTATTAATCTAATACTGTCATCTTGTATATCTTCTAGAGCTTTGCCTAGCACACAATAAGCAGGTGTTGCTGGACCAGTAGGTACTTCAGCTACTCCTTTTTCTGCCGATGTGACTAATAAATCACCTTTACATACAGGTCCTTTTACTTTACAAGGGACTCTGCCACGTAAAGCTATAGGAGTACCGTCAATGCTATCATTCATTAAATATGCAGGATTAGTAGAAACTACTCCTGCAACTTTTGCATCTAAAAATTTTCCACTGATAGTAACTTCTTCTTGCCCGCCAAATACCATAACTGTACCTGGCTCATAATTATCATCTGCTAGATAATTTTCTGCAAGATCAGCATATTGCGCTTTTGTAGAAATTCCGTGGAACATACGTGCAGTAATATCATTTGTAGCATCCCTTATAGCTACAGTATTTGCAGAACTGGCTATAGACCCTGTATATGCCGTTGAACCAACTTTAATAGCAGAAGCTTCAGTAGCCAATCCACTGAAAGTTGTAGCATGCACTTCATTAAATTTTTCGGAACTACTACCAATATTGATACCGGAATTAGTTGTACCTGGCGTATAAGTAGTATCAGTTGGTGTAATACCATTAGTATGACCGGGTAAAAGTTCTGTTGCTTTAATTTTAAAGGGCATACTTGTTGCCCCTTGTGCTGTTTTACACTGTAAATATATTACCTGTCCAACAGTATTACTTATCAAACCCTCATTATCATTAACTATTTTAACGAGTAAATCATTTCCACCGCCAACTGTAAATCCTGCATCAGCAAAAGCTGCTGAACTTGAAAAACTAGGTGATGACTTTAACAAATAATCAGCTGCGGCTACTCCGCCTAATTTTTCTGCATTTGTAGCAGTGCCCCACCATCTATCTGTAGATGTTGTGACACCTGTATCACTGTTCCTTAGAGTAAGTCCTGCACGTACTGTTGTAAATCCAACATAGGATGATGCATCAGCTGTACCTATAGTAAATGCTATTCTGCTTATAATATGGACAACAGCATCATCTACAATAGACACAATAACAG